TTTGACCGATCAAATGGGAGTCTCTCTGAGCCATATAGGAGACCTTTTTGAAAGACATCGATTATATTCATCTATATAAGTAGAAGATAATGAGTAATAATTATGCTGCAAACCCACCAGTAGCAATAAATTATGATAAAATTGAATCTAATAATCCTGGCAATTTTTTTACAATTCCAGGCTATAAAAAAGTCTGGGTAGAATTGGAGGCTTTAAAGAAAGATCAAACTTTAAATAAAAATAAACTAAATAAAGGAATACAGAATGCAAAAGCACGAAAAGTAGCAAAACTCGGAAAAGGATCCACAAATGGATCCGCAAATAAAACAAAAGTAAATACAGCTGCAAATAAAGTACAAGCACCAGCACCAGCACCAGCACCAGCACCAGCACCAACACCAGCGCCAGCACCAACACCAGCAGCACCACCAACAGTAGCACTAGCAGTAGCACCAGCACCAGCACCAGCACCAGCACCAGCAAATGTAGCAGCACCAGCAAATGCAGCAGTAGTAGCAGCAAAAGCAAATGCAGCAGTAGTAGCAGCAAAAGCAAATGCAGCAAATGTAGTAGTAGCTGCAAATGCAGCAAATGCTGCAAAAAACCAAACTAATGGAAAAACATTAGATCCAGCATCACAATCAACTTCATCAAAAGATTACTTCACCGTTACAGAGAAAGATGGATATAAATATAAAACTAGCATATATAACAATCTTAATGATGCAAAAACTGCATATCCAGGTTTAAATGTTGTACATATTATATATGCTAATGGAACCTATACTAAAGGACCAGACTTAACAAATGTAGCAGTAACAAAAGGTGGTCGCACCCGAAGAAGTAAAAAAGTTCAACGTAAATTAAAAACTCAACGTAAGTATAAATCTAAACGTAAATAAATACTATAATTAGTATGAGTACGGTTCACTATATTGTACAAATTGATATTAATGGTAAAACGTATGATACTTCTTTAATAATGAAAACTGAATCAATAAAAGAAATAGAGGCATTTAAAAACTCTGTTACAAATGAAAAAGTACATTTTTTGCATATAACAAAAACGGATGATAAATACGATGGTTATATTATAGATGTAGTGCAACCTATAGTAAAACCTATAATGCAATTAGACAAGGACTTAGATGAGATACTTGCATTAAAGCAGATTAATTATACATTTAGTAAAGAAATCATTTTAGATGCAAAACAATATATAGAACGTATTATAAAAGGTGGAAAAATAAACATAGACTATAATTATTTTAATAATATAATACAAGAATATATAGAAAAAAGGGAATATGCAAAAAATGTATTCAATGCAAATAAGAATCGTGAGTCATACTATGATTGGCTCAATGCAGCACAAGAAGCATTTACAATATGCATTTTTAAGACTAAAGTATATTTAATGTATTTAATACTTGTGGATATCGCTATTAATCGTGAACAAAATGTTGCAAAAAATAAATTAAAAGATACCTTATCATACTTATTAACATCAGATACTGATGCATTAATACAGATGGTATCAAATAATATTACTAATGCTGCAAATGAATTAGAACTTGCAGAGAATGCATATATTTTAAATAATAGTGGGATTAAAGCAAAGAATGCTATTACTGAAGCAGGCAATACTATTACTGAAGTAAAAACAATCATTGCTAAAGTAAACAATAGAACTTTATAGGTGACTAATTTGAGTTTGAATTAAATTAACGCAGTTGATTAGGAAATTATCCTCCGCCCAAATTATTAAATAATATAGAATAGAATGACTGATTCTAAAGTATTCCATGTAACTGAAGGAATTAATGGAAAATTTGAAATAAAATACATAAAATTTGGTAAAAAAGATGACACAATATGGCAAAAGCATAATAGAGATATAGTTGGTACTTTATCTGGTCAATTAAATGAACCAAAACGAATGGAAGCTTTTAAACTGAAAAGTAAACAAGCCCTACAAATACAAGTACAAGACAAACTAATTAAAAATCTTACACAAATTAAAAAGAACATAGACTTAGAACTTACTAAAATAACTGAGACTCAAAATGGATTAGATAAAATATCTGCAAATCATAATGCTACATTAATAAAACTATCAAGTCCGCCAAACTGGGTTAAAATTCGCAGTAAATTAGATCCTCTCAAAGATACTATAACACAACAAATCAATCTTTGTAATGAAATTAAATTAGAATTAAATACATCTAGAGAAATACTATTAGAATTAATGCAAGATATTGATATAAGTATTCAACGTTTAAAAGATGATGTTATTTCAAACTCTACTAATCAAGAAAAGTTTAAAAGTAAACCAAACAAATATACCGCATTATTACAGAATCAGATAGATAATAATAATAACTTAATGAAAAAAATACTTACTGCTCCTGAAATAAAAACATTAGTTGAAGAATTTCTACAAAAATTAAAAGAAAGTACACAGTCTTCTCCAGTTATTCGTCGTGCCAGTATTAAAAATCCAATTTCATTACAGCCTTTAGCATCTAAAGCAAACGTAATAAAAATGAATAATGTACCAGAATTAACATTAGAAGAAGTAAATCTAAATAGCTCGCTTGAAAAACAATAAATAACCATACTGAAAAGACAGCGGCATCAAATCCACATATTTCGTATAAAGCCATCCACACTCTTTCGCAATCTTAACAATATCAGGAATATTACGCATATACAATGTATGTTTCTGTCTACGCACGGATCCATCTTTATATCGAAACGTTTCACGAAACTCCGCTTTTGGATCTTCTAATTCAAATACTGCGTCATAATCAAACTTATCAAATACAATCGTAGACTTATGCAAACGTTCCTTTGCATACTTCTGCGGTGAAATCCCTACCCAAGGATTACTCGGATTTAAAATAGGTTCAAACTTATATTTATTAACAACTTCAATCGCTAACGTACCACCAGGTCGCACCCATAAATTCAGATTGCGAAACAGAGTATCCAAATCGCGAAAATAATAAATCGTAAAATACAGAATACATGCATCTGTGAATTCACCCGCATTTGCAGAGCCAGGTCCAATTAAATCCATATTACGAAACTCCACATCCTGTTTCTCTGTATCTGTCAAAGTTGTATGCGGTAGAGTTGTATTTCGCGCATATTGGATCATTGCACGACTCTTATCCATACCCACCACATTACCTACGCCCAGCTTCTTCAATGCACACGTTGCAATCCCTATACCACATCCTGCATCCAAGATTTTGAGATTCTCTTTCGGAATATTTGCTGCAAATTCTTGTAAACAAATTGCTGTTTCTGCCTGAATCAGTGTTTCATTCTGCGTCAACTTAGTGAAAATAGATGCATAAAAATCATCGAAGAGTTCATCATTCTGTAACCATTCATATTTAGATTGCGTACTTTGTGATACAAATCCTTCGCTTACATGAGTTATATCAAGTGTTGTTAGTTTATCAACACTCATCAAAAATACATAAACAATAATAAGGATACATAGTGATGTTAATAATACAGTTTGCCACGTATCAAAAGTGCATAGCGTAATAATGGCTACGAATAAGATAATTGTAGCAAATACAATGATGTATTCCATCCTCTGTTGTTAATACTGTTTCTTTTTATGTGTCTTTTGCCTAAAGCTTTTTCTTGACTTTCTACATGTAATAGAATTACAGTCACTGGAATAACTTGCAATACGTTTACATATAGATGTATAAGGATCTTTGAATTGTGAATCAAGAGCACATCGCATTTTCCAGAGCCAGGCCAGTGTAGACTTACGTGAATGCAAAACAGGTTTAATACGAATTTGTTTCCATTTATTGGCAATTTCTAATGGTAGAACATCCGGAAGATATGTCCAAAAAGCAATAAACCACTTCATACGTTCTTTCATAGGAAGTATGTTCCATTTATTCTTCTGGCATTCATCTGTAATTTGCTCTTTTTGTAGCGTACATCCAGGCATGAGCTCCATCTTTATTGTCATCGGATGGTGATATGCCACTGCAAATAAGAAGTCCCAACAAAGTGCAATTTGTGTATCCCATGAATCATTAAGCAGTGCTGTATATCGTTTTTTGACAGAGGCAAATGATGGATTTGGATCCTTGTACAACCCTTGCTTTCGCAGTTTATCATTCACACAATTATGAATAGTATACATCCATTTTTTTACATCTAGCAATGGATTCATATAGCCATTTGTAAGAACGGAATGTGTATAGGGATGCTGTTGATAATAATCGGTTAGGGATGATCTGCAGAATTTACACGGTAAAATATATGGAATCGTTTCGAAAAACTTGGCATAATAAATTGCATTATCCGCAGAATATGTATAATCAAATGATATAAGATGAAGGAGTTTCCATCCTGATGGACCCCAAAAACGCGTATCCATTTCCTATCTTTGTGGGATTTATTGTGTTAGATGGGTGTTTTCTATGAATTCAACAAATTCTATGAATTCATTGAATTTAATGAATTTAGCAAATTATATATAATACAATTTGCCAAATACTATTAGGATTAGTTTAAACTCTTCCAAATCCATAATAATTTAAGGGAGCCATGTAAGGACGCACAGGTGAATCATATACAACCTCTTCTGCCTTACATTTTACAACAGCCGGAGGGCATTTCATCGTAGGACACGGTGCACACTGAGGACATTTTGTTGGCTCAGGGCATTTCACTTCAGGGCAACGTGCACGAGGGCATGGCGGACAATCACCTTTTGCTTTCTGACATTTAGAGCAATCCAATATGACGGGATTCTGTTTAGGAATGGATGATTTAAGAACATAATTGCTTAAATCGGGAACAGGTGGACATTCACTCTTCAAAATATAATTGCTTAAATCAGGTACAGCAGGACAGGGCGGAATAGATGATTTTAATACATATTTATTCATATCGGGTTGTTTGCAATTTGTCGCCGGATGAGGTTTAGGGCAATTACAAGGTGAGGGTTTACTGCAATTACTACACATATCTGGACCACAGTCTTCAAATCCTTCTTGTTTTACAATCTTAGATACGAATAAGCCTATTGCAAGGCCTATCACAAATACCCCCACAAAGTGGATTAAAGGAGTCATTCTGTTCGTACTATACTTTTAAATTATTAGTTTTACAAATTTAATTTATCCTACTAACATACAGAGCATCTTCAAAATGACCTAATACAATATTAATTGCAACAGGTTTATCTGTTCCAATCAAGCTTTCAAACTCATCTTTAGCACACAAAGAATGTCTGCAAAAATAAGTATATAACTCTTTTGTATCGGTGATATACTTTTCAATAAATTGATATGTATCAGCTATACAGGAAAATTCACCAATTATTTGACGTTGATGATAGGGTCTATCGAATGTACGCACATCTATATCGGATTCTACTACAAATTTGGGCATCTATTTCTAGGAGATAGTTTCCCTAAAATGCTTATCGATTGCCTTATCGGCTGCCTTATTGCCATTCTCAAACAAAGTGACAGGATGGCGATAACTAACGCCATCCTCGCCAGTCCATCGGGGGGCATCCACATGTAACAGGTAGCGCAGGATCCATTGTTGCTTGTAATCTAGTGCAAATCATACGTGCATAGCCTTTCCATGAAAATTCAGGAGATGCAGTTTTAATCGGTGTAATACCAAAATCTGCAGGATTTAATCCGCGTTTTTTAACTTGGTCTTCAATTTCTTTTGCACGTTGTTTCCAATCAAAATGTGCAGGTCCTTTACCTCTACCTGCATCCATCGGAAGTGCTGCTAAACGATCTGTTACAAGTGCTCCAGAATCCACAGGCATAAATTTAGCATTTGATACATTATTTAAATCAGCCATAGAAGGAAATCCTGTTTTATCAATGGATGATGCTTTTGATGCTCTTGCTAATCCTAATTCATTTGGTGAAGTATATTTCACTTGAAAGGTTGCACTTACACCATTAATAATTTGGTCAGCGTATTTATTTACAAGCGTATTCAATTGTGACATTGCTTTTGAATTACCTTGTAATCCAGTAGCAATTCCTAAAATAGACAGTGCATCGGCGATAGATGAATTAGGAGTACTTACTACTTTAAATGCTCTATCAATATCACTTTTCATAATAGGAACATCAGATGGAAATAACGTACCAGTAGTAAGCTGATGAATAATTTCTTTAACATATGATTGAATACCTGTTAAGCCACTAATTCTCTGTTTAGTTACAGGATCATTTGTACCACTTGCTGACAGTTTATTAATTTGTCCTTGAACATTTGAAAGTAATTTCTTTAAATCCTCCATTGTTGCAGGCACTGGTATAGGAGCGGGTGTAGAAGTTGTCGCGGGTGCTAGAGGCGCTGTTGTAGTAGTTCCAGATGCGGCTCCTGTTAATGGTATTGTTACTGTAGTAGGTGCAGGAACGGTTGCCGCCGTTGTTGCAGTTGTTCCAGTTGTTCCAGTTGGAGCAGGTACTGTTACAGTTGTTGTAGGATCCAGAAATCCTTCATGAAATTGATTGATAGGACCTTGAAGTGATCCTGCTGCACCAATTAAACGAACTTGTTGCTGTAAATATGCTAAATTAGATGACATTTCATTCAAATTAGTTAATGTAATAGTGGATTGCACACCAGGATTACGATTCTGTACTTCTACTTCGCGTTGTAGAACTTGAAAGTCACTGCGTGCTGTTTGTAAAGGAAGTTGTATAGAAGGGTCTGATTTTTCAGATAGTTCCTGTGCTTCAAATGCTAAGAAACCTTTGACCAATTCAAGAAGTGAAACGAGTTGTTGACGATTTGCTTTAATTAAAGTTGTATCCTGATACGGTAAAGGACTCATTGCACCAATTTGTTGATAGCCAGCAACCGGTAAATCACCAGGCATAGAATAAGGCATTACCTTTGCAGCATTAAATGAACGATCCAGATTTGAAACCGGAGTAATAGAAGTACCTTTAGGGCAAGTGTCTGGTATTCCATAAGGTTTAGTTGGGATATGCAATGAACTATCATTACGAAATCCCTCTAAAGATGGATTTGTTGTTGCATACACAACACCAAGTATTACTAATATTAGTATGAATGCATACATCCTACTTTCATAAAGTATCTTTTTACTAATGCTTAATAATCTAAATTACATCCCCAGCACGGAATAGAATCTTTCTTAATATATTTTGACATATCCTCTTTGCCATTCATATATTCATTACCTTGTTGTGTAGCATTTGAGCAAGAACCACTTGTTCCACTTAATGCAAGCGGATGATTTTCAGGTTGAACACGATTTGTACGTAATTCATCTTGAACAATCTTTTTAATATTGCCTAACAATGCTGACTGATTTTGTAACTCCATTGCATTATATCCTGTATCACTAACAGATACTTGCGGGTTAACATCATTTCTTACAGGTTGTGCGGGTGCAGATAATTTTTGTTTTGATTGTGCCGAGTTAGATGCACCTATCAAGGGTTGTAATTGTTTAATCCAATTTTTAGTTTGCATATTTGGTCCCGATGAAGTTCCTGTAGCAGTGCTACGTGTATTAGAAGTAATTGGATTTCCCAATGAAAATCCAGAACAATCACTAATAATCAATGGGTCTGCCTTACCCATAGTATTAGATCCGCCAAATCTGTCTGCGATTTCTTTATTAGGATATACGTTTAATACTTGATTTGTAGAATATTGAAAATAGGTATCAGCTGGTTTATCACCAGGTGGATTTGTAGCACATTGAACTGTTATACCATATTTAGTACCAGGTCCAGGTGCTTTCATTTCTGTACCTAAAGTATATGCCTTACAATCATCGATTACATGTGGAGTATTAACTCCTATAGGGTCCCATTCTTTAGCCGCATTTAAATCAGTATAAAAATTTAATTTGTTATTTTTAGCTAATTGAAATAGTGTATCAGCTGATTTACCGCCAGGTGGATTTATAGTACACTTTACTGTATTACCAATAGCAGGTATAACTCCAGTAAAATATTCCCTATTTTCATAATATGATAATGCAATTACTGTGCATAATACAAGTAGTAAACATAATATGAGCATATCTATTGTTAATTATATATTATATAGTATAATGAATACAATATAATATAAACTATGACTGCTAAATGATTAAATAACTAAAATAATTTAGTTGCGACGGTTGCGTCGGGAGTGCTTCTTGCCGTGCTTCTTGCCATGACGCTTGCCACGACGAGACTTGCGGCCGCCCTGCTGCTTCTCATGCTCTCCACCGCGTTTGCGGTGAGTGCGCTTCTTGCCGTGACGCTTGCTGCGACGGCTGGCACGGCGGCGACGACCACCATTCTGGTTCTCTTCCTCTTCTTCTTTCTCGTGCTCTTGTTCACGTTCATATTCGTTTTCAGATTCAAATGCCAACATCTTCTATATTAGTGTCTTAGATTTTTTACACACTGGAATAGATTTGAAATGCCGGATAATTATATATGAATTGTACCGTCTATCCATGCATCTAAAATTGCAAGATCCTGCGCATGTGTCGGAATATATCTTTCCTTTTCATATTTATGCGCTTCTTTTACATCAAAAATAACATACTTTCCTTTTGGATTAAAGCCAACTGAATTATAATTTCCTCGGAGATGCTGAATCCACTTGAATGATTCATATGCATATACTTGACGGTCAAGTAACCCTACACGTGTTAATACAAATACTCCTGGAGCTCCATCTGCCGGTAGTGCATTTATAGGTGAAACTTTGAGTAGTTCCTTAAAATTCAAGATATTCTCTCGTGGATTACCAAATTCTTTATATTCTCCTATAGTTAATGGTAGGGATGGATTTGTAGTTGTACGTAATACATCTACATAAGGAACTTCCGTATATGCTGCGCCAATTAATTGTCCATCAGGATATCGAGATACAATTGCACCGATTGGAATTCCACCTGCGGATCTTCCGTATATTACAGTGCGTTTTGCATTCAATTGATTGACGCGTTGTGCATCTCGAATGACTGCCTCAAAATCATCGACTGCTATATGTCTGTTAGAGCGTCGTGCAGTATTTGCCCATTCTGCGTTATTATCACCACTTCCACGCACCATTGCATAAACAATTGCCCATCGTCGTTGCAATAATGAATACCACGTTTTATAAGGCCATTCTATCGTTGTAGTTGAGCCATATGCGCCATATACATAGATAAGTTGTGCTTTTGGTTTTATATTTTTCTGTTTTACAATAATATATGGTATTCTGGTTCCATCTTTGGATGGAACATGAAAACGATGAACTTCTAATGGTTTAAATTGTATTGGTTTTTCAATTAATAATTTATTCTCAAAATAAAATGATTTATTATCCATAATCGTATTTTCAATAATATGAATAACTTGTGGAATAGAGAATGGACTTAGAACAATATAACTCTCCATAATTGTATTTTCCCAATTTGACCAATATAATGGAGATATTTCACCCACTTTAATTTTATATAATACTATTGGCTTCTTTCGCGGTGCACAGAACCAAATTGTACGCGAACCTTCATTAATAGTTAGCACATGTCCTGAACGAAGTGTAACAAATTGAATATCTTCATCTGGAAGAATCCAATCACTCACTGGTTTTCCATGTGCTATCCATTTACTATTTAGTCGCTGTTTTGTAAGGACACAATCACCATTATTGCCTTCTCCCAATGGAATCTGAAGTATACTTGATTTATATAACGGTATTACATCTAGTCCATTGATACGAAATAGAGATGCATTTATTGGATCACTTGATTGTAAATACAGAGTACGACTTGAGCATTTCCAAAATGTAAGGTCTCTTTCTTGATTTGGTTCTTTGTGTATAATACGTTCATTTTTTCCTGTATGTGCATTACATGCGCGAACTTCAATTGCATTAAAATAATCTGTTACAATAATATAATAACATATATTACCAATTACTGCAATTTGTGATGACACTTCATTACGTGTCCAAACTATTTTCCCTTTAGCATCCACGCATGTTATTTTATTTTTATATGTATGATTATCATCTTCTGTTGCATACCATACATAATTTCCTAATACATCTAAATCATCTGCTTGTATTTTTTTTGTAGACCATGACCATGACCAACTAAACTTACCAGAATATGTATAATATAATTTTACAGAGCCATTACCGATTGTAAATGGCGGTAATTCTATATATTGATACACATCTGTTATTTCTTTTTCCATATGTCGGGTTTCTCTATGGACTTGTTTTGCAAGTGTATTATAATTATGTTTCTCATGTAATAATAAATTATTCCAATGTTTTCCCTTCATTGACTCCATCCAAGCAAATGGATCTTTCCATGAGATATATCCTATATCTCTAACTGACTCGGCGGTCATTTATATTGCATTAGAATTTAAAACAGAAAGAACTATTTACTTAGAAATGCTAAAACCCACATCCGCTATTATTTTGTATGATAAATTGAAATACAAAGATGATGCTGCAGTTGTAGACCGTTTACTTCAGAGTAGAAAAATCAATGTTCTGCATCTTGATATTCGTGAACTTCATCAGAAAGCCGATATTCAAATTCACATTCGTATTCCTATTTATAGTGCAGTATCATGGGCGTATAAGAATATACTATTAGCTCACCCTGATGATTTTAAAGAATGTTATAGTGAGTATTCACATGCATTTGATGTATATAATATGGCAGATAAATGGTGCTCTTGGATGGATGGTCCAGGCGAAGATCCAAAGAATGATTTTGTATGTTTTGTAGATTCTAGTAGAAAATATGAATATGTCGCAAATGTAATTCCATTCTGGAACGATGGTGACCCTCATCTAACCATTTATAGTCATGATGAAGAATTTGTTGCGAATCTTAAAAAGATTAATGCAAAAAATGTACTTGTTATCCATAAAGAATTGTCACGTGATGCACTGAAACATCTGTGCAAATTACATCGTGGACATCTTGTATGCAGTCATGAAGAAACAGTAGATTATTTTGCGCTACATGCAGAAGCAGTTGGTGCATTTACTATTGCAAATAATTTGAACCATTATAAACGAGTATTTAAGAATTGTGCATGGATTATAACAGAGCAATTTTCATCCATTCGTACACAATTAGATGAGGCTTTTTCTGCTTTTTCTGCTTTTTCTGCTTCTAATCTATCTGTTCCTACACTGTTTTCAGAAGTATCTGATGCATTTCTTCCCTTATTAGAATTTAATAAAGATAAAGTACTTGGTACACCCATTCTACAAATTGCAGATTGCCCTCCCATTTCAATTATTACTCCTACATATAATCGTAAACATTTAATCGATATTGCATTTCATAATTTATTGATATCTGATTATCCCCAAGAGAAAATCGAATGGATTATTATAGAGGATAATGAGAAAAAAGAGAATATGGCTACTGATAAAATTATTAATTTTCAAGTGCATGTTCCTAAAATTGTTATAAAGTATATTCCAATTGAAGGACATCTTAGTATTGGAGAAAAACGAAACTATGGTATTAAGCATGCAACACATGATAATATTCTTTTTATGGATGACGATGATCATTATCCTGAAACATCCTTTCGTCGTCGTGTTGCATGGTTAAGTAGAGGTGATATTGTATGTTGCTCTACTCTCCCTCTATATGATTTGAAGAATGGGACAAGTGCGATTAGTATTCCTCCATTTCATCTTCCTTTATCACAACGTATTTCAGAAGCTACTTTGACATTTAAAAAGTCTGCATGGGAAGAACGGGCATTTGCAGATGTTTCTATTGCAGAGGCAGAAGAGTGGATTAAAGGTCGTGAATCTAAAGTGGTTGAAATCCCTCCTCAACAAATTATTATTGCATTTACACATGGAAAGAATCAGTCAAGTCGTGTCGTTCCTGGCGCAGAGCCATCGTGTTTTTGGGGATTTTCAGATGAATATTTGAAATTTATTCATCGGTTGGCGGGTATTCAAGTAGAATAAGCTCTGCGCAATTTACGGGCGCGATTACCACCTTTTGTCTCTTTTAATGGCTCTACTTGTGCTTGCGGTTGTATTGGTTGCATTGGTTGTGGTTGCATTGGTTGTGGTTGTATTGGTTGTGGTTGCATTGGTTGTGGTTGTATTGGTGGTGGTTGCATCATTTGTTGAGGTGGATACATTTGCTGAGGATACATTGGTTGCATTATTGATTGAGGTGGATACATTGGTTGAGGCGGATACATTTGTTGAGGATACATTTGTTGCATCATTTGTGGTTGTAGTTGCTCTGGTTGTGGTTGCTCTGGTTGTAGTTGCTCTGCTTTTTTATCTTCATTCTCTTCTTTCTCTTTAGTCGCTTCTTTCTCTCCATTCTCTTCTTTCTCTTCAGTCGCTTCTTTCTCTCCACTCGCTTCTTTCTCTCCATTCTCTTCTTTCTCTCCACTCGCTTCTTTCTCTCCATTCGCTTCTTTCTCTCCATTTGCTTCTTTCTCTTCATTCGCTTCTTTCTCTTCGTTTTTAACTTTGTTTTTAACTTCGTTTTTAACTTTGTTTTTAACTTCATTATCTCCACTCGGACTTTTTTGAGGAATCTTAATAGGTTTAGATTGTCTTTCAACAATTCTTTCAACAAATGATTTTGTCTCTGTACCACAATGATATTCACGAAATCGCTCTGTTACTGGAATACGTAATAACTGTAAAACAATATGAATAATTGCAGAATTATCTATTGTTTTAACTAGCTCTTGATGTTCTGAGGAACATATAAAAGCAGGATCATCCATAAGTGATTGTAAATTATTAAGATCATTAAATGTAGGTGCCATATAATCAGGAAGAGGTTTCAAATCAGCAGTTTCTAGTGTCCCATCAATATCGTGCTTATGTTTTGCAATAGTATCTAATACTTCAATAATAGGCTTGCGAAGTTCATATGGAGCTGCCACTTTAAATACTGCTAATAAGATACCAACAATAAGTGATTTAATACTATCTATTGTACCAAAAATGAAATTATTTTGTATATTTGGTGAAAGTGTTTGGAAAAGTGTTAAATATACTTTTCCAAGTTGCCCCATAAACAATGGTGTTGTTCCAAAATAACCCATAATAGTCATAATTGCATTTTTCCAGTCACCTCTTAAAAGATCTAATACAGCTACAACAACTGATAAAATATTACGATTCATATCCTTTCCAGCAGAAGCAAATGCCATTCGTGCAATATCTAACAATAAATATACAGCAATAACTAATGTACGAAATGGAACTCTAATTTGTTCTAATCCCTTAGATATTGCAGGATTTAATCCATATATTGGCTTTGTTATAAAATCTGGAAATAGACGTATATCAGGTTCAGAATCTGAGTCTTTCTCCATTTTAAGAATTCCAAAATCAGATAATGCGACTTGATTTACAGTAGAATCAATAAATCCAAATGTATTCATTATTTTTTCAGTTAAATCATCTGGACCATAATTGGCAGATTCATCTGCTGCATCTGCTGCATCTTTAACATCTTTAACTTCTTCTAATTCTGTGTCTGCTTCTGCATCTTTTTCTTTTTCTTCGTTAGCTCCACCCTTCATTTTTCCATTAAAAAATGATAGAATAAACGGGATATATGGCTGAAAAACATTATTTAATTTAACACGTTCAATACTATTTAACGGTAAATCATTAAGTTCATTTAACCAATTTTCCCCCCTTGTTTTAATAATAGCACATAGAATCCTAGAAATACTTTCTACAGATTGATACAACTTTGGAATAAGTTCAGTGCTTTTAAAGAGTTGCTCTATTTCTTTTATTGCACTGTCTAATTCATATTGTTTCCTAGACATCCCTATATTCTTGTACTATTTAATGTTTTTAAGTATATATATTTATGCGGAACACATAGTACACTCTTCATCTGAATTCTTTCGTAGTTTCCGCTGTTGCTCTGATTTAATAGCTGCCTTCTGTAAATCAGGATCGATTGTGAACTTCTGTGCCATAACAGGCGCACGTGTTCTCAAATAGTAAATTCCCGTCTTAAGCCCTTGTTTCCATGCGTAAAAGTGCATTGATGTTAACTTCGCATAATTCGGGTCGGATACAAATAAATTCAAACTCTGTGATTGACATACAAATGCTCCTCGTTTTACCGCCATATCAATTAGCACTTTCTGTTTAATCTCCCATGAAGTTTTATACAATTGTTGAATTTCATCTGGAATTTGGTCAATTCCTTGAATAGATCCATTACGTGAAATGATTTGTTGTTTCATCATTTCATTCCATAAATTAAGATACTGAAGGTCTTTCATCAAATATTTATTGACAATAATGAACTCGCCTGCCAATGTACGACGAGTATAAATATTGCTCGTTGCAGGTTCAATGCATTCAAAGTTTCCTAGAATCTGTGAAGTAGATGCGGTTGGCATTGGGGCAATCAATAGTGAATTACGCACACCCCATTGCTTCACTTTTGCTTTTAGTCCTACCCAATCCAATGAACCATCTGCTTCTGTTAAGGGTGTAACAGACCATAAATCATATTGAAAGAGTCCTTGAGACATCGGAGAACCTTCATATGTTTCATACGGTCCTTCCGTCTGTGCTACTTCGCATGATGATTCTACTGCCGCAAAGTACATGTGTTCAAAGATACGCTGATTTACATCTGCTGCCTCTGGAGATTCCCATGCAATCCTAAGAAGCGCAAATACATCAGCTAATCCTTGTACACCGAGACCTACTGGACGATGACGCATATTAGATGTATGCGTTTCTTTAATGGGATAGAAGTTGATATCGATGACGCGATTGAGATTCTTAATAGCAATCTTTACAACTTTCTTCAAAGCGGTGTAATCGTATCCTTCTGTACTCACATAGGCGGGGAGTGAAATGGATGCGAGATTACATACAGCAGTTTCATCTGGCGATGAGTACTGAATGATTTCACTGCAATTGCCTGTTAGAATACCATTAAACATTCCTGCATGATTATCAGGCTCATTGAAGCAATACGTATCATCTACACGACCATTGTCTACAACTGATACTACTTTAACAAACTGTTCTGCATTACGTTGAGGTTGATTTCCAATAATTTCTAAACGATGACACTGCAACCCTATTAATTTTAGAATATACACAGCAGATGATGAAATAAGTAGGCGATATATCTTTTGACAATTATATTCTTTTTGTCCACCTTTACCATCAGGCATTAATTGTCGTGATTCTAACTTATTTAATGTAACTTTACTATTAACTCCTAATGTTTGTAACATCAAACGAATATCATTTAAGAAATTTGGATGAATTGAACCTATTTGCAGTGATTCATTATCACCATTCCTACATACAGAACCATCTGAATCAAGAATACCTGCTAACCATTCAATGCGACATTTTAATGATGAATTAATAGGTACATAATACTTATCATGTAATTCATCGGGTAACATTGTATTAATACGACCAATTGCATCTTCCTTAAAAGATGATGAACGAATAGCAAGATGTTTAATCAATTCTTTTTTCTCACCATATAATGATAGACCTTTTGAAATATATCCATTTGGATTTTTATGATATGTTCCATCGCCACAAAAGAATCCATGAGTATATGGAAATGCAATATCTTCATTTTGATTACCTTCAAGAAGTTGTAAATTATGCTTTGCAAGAATCATACCTTCTTTTAAATCAGATGCATCTACGCGTTTTGCATTCTTCAATATACCATTATCAGTGTATCCTTTACTTATAATAAATTTATGATAAGGTGTACATGTTAGAAATCCACCATTGCTCAATTGAACTGTGATTAATTTCTGATTAGTTCCTGTTTTCATTACAGTTGTTTCAGACCATTTATTACCATTCCATACATTTACTTGTTGTCCTTCAAGTGTTGAAATTTGAAGATGGCCTTTATCTGTTAAAATAAGCGTTTCAGGTGCTACGCAAAGGTTTGAACTCTTAATCGTTCCCAAGTTCTTCTGATTAGATTTCTTGTTGGCCGCATCCTTGTACAAAAGATAAGGAGTACCCGTTTCAATCTGAGAATCTAGGACTTTAAACCAGAGTTTCTGTGCATCCACTTGTTTACGTCCACGTCCTTCCGCTTCATATCGTGTATATAGCGCATTGAATTCATCTCCATGTACATCGGCTAATCCAGGTGCTTCTGAAGGACAGAAGAGCGTCCAGGGTTCATTCTTCTCGACGCGCTCCATAAAGAGATCAGGAACCCATAGAGCATAGAAGAGATCTCTGCAACGCTCTTCTTCTGAACCCGTGTTCAACTTGAGCTTGAGAAAGTCTTCAATGTCGGCGTGCCAAGGCTCCAAATAAATGGCAAAGGAGCCGTTGCGTTTACCACCTCCTTGGTCAACGTACCGTGCAGTATCATTAAAATTTCGCAACATCGGTACAATTCCATTAGAAGTTCCATTCGTACCTCTAATTAATGATCCTTTAGCACGAATATCGTGAATATGCAGACCAATACCACCCGCATACTTGCTGATAAGTGCGCAGTCTTTTAGAGTGTCATAAATCCCAGCGATACTATCACCTTTGATAGAAAGTAAGAAGCAGTTTTCTGCAATAAATCCACCAACACTATATGAATGATCATCTTCAATACCAAGTGTATATACATATTCGGGTGATTTATCTGTAGGTGTTTTATTATTTAAACGCATATATGTTATTCCATTAATAACGCGCACTTGACTCCACGAATTTTTTTTCTCTTCATATAATTCAATTCTGTTATCATTATATACTTTTTTAATTTTATGATTTACAATATTTACTGGAATGTTTAATCGTCCTGTTGCTTTTTTATCTTTACATGACATCAATGTCATTGTAATTGGAATTCCTACTGAACGTACTAAATGAAATATATCATTTACTAATGGTGGATTTGTTAACTGAATAGTAATACCACCTTTATCATTTACACATCCATCACTTGATACTAATCCTGATATGAATGATGATATTGATTCATATGATAATTTATTAAAGAATGATGGTAAACGTTTACCATCAAACCCAGATTTAAATAATTCTTTAAATATAAATGCAATATAATGATTATTTAAGGTCATAGATACCATATTATTTTTATCCTTACTTACTGTAACATGACTAATTCCTAATTTCTCATATAATGTTTTTACTACAAAATCTATTAAATTTTGATTATTATGATAAGATACAATATTTATTGCTTTAAGAACTTTTTGACCAGCTGAATTTTTTCCATGTACAATGCACCCATCACCATACCAAATTCCTAAAAGCTCCATTAAATCTTCATCAAATGTCCAATAACGATTAAATGTATCTGCTTTTCTTTGACTTGAAACTGTTTTTTCATTTGCAAAATGTTTTTTCCAAGAAGCATATGGTGTAACTTTACCTTCAGAAGAATAATCATATGTATATAATACTTTATTACCATCACTTGTAAATTTATCAAGTATATCTTTTACATCTAAAACATACATACTACCACCTTCTTTTTTAGGAATTGCTATCCAATCACCTACACGAAGATAATCTACACTATTCCATCCAGGTGTTTTACCCCATTTTTCTTGTTCCTCTGAAATTGACCATACACGATGATTACCTGTAACAGATACAGTTGGTGTTCCAGCAAGTTTAATATTATATAATATACGATTATCCAATTTATTTTTATGCAATTGCAATACTTTTTTAATATTACCCGTATGTGTTACTACTTCATCACCAATAATTACATCTTCAATATTTTTGACACCATTCATTGTATGCACTTGAGTTCCTTCCACAAAACAACTGGAGCATTGTTGCCGAGGAGTCCCTGCGTTAAAGTTAGTCGGTGTGGCGTGAATGAAGAATTTCTGACTCAGCAACTCATAGGTTTCAAACGCTTGTTCTAAATTAACAGAGCCCCACAGAGCCAGAGAAACACGCATAATAAGATGTTGGGGGCGCTCCAGAGTGCGTCCAGATGCATCGCGTAACAAGTATTGTAGTTTTTCCAAGGTTTTAAATCCAAAATAATCAAATAGATAATCACGTTGATAATCTATTTTAGCATTAATTTGTTCGCCATATTTCTCACAGAGAGTCTGCAACTCTTCTGAAATAATACTCATTTTCTCTCTCGTTTTCTTAACAGTTTGATTGGATAAAGCATAAATAACATCCGTAAATTTATCAGAAGTATTACGATGATGATTGGAAATTGCAATACGTGAAGCAAGAAGACCATAATCAGAATTAGTAGTCATAAGGGAAATAGATAACTGTGCAGCAAGTTCATCTAATTCCGACGTCTTCACGCGGTCATAAATACGGAGAAGGGTGCGTTGCGCAATAAGAGTTGAATTTACTTCCAAGTTCTCCGCGGCAGTTTGAATTCTACGCAGAACTTTATCGAAAGATACATCTTCCAATTCTCCGTTGCGTTTAACAACCTTCATACTAATCATTGACATCTTTCCGGAATACGATTTATACGCGTTATATACTATTTCATATCAATCAATTTTTAAATTCAGTTATGACAAATAGATACGCAATGAATATTGTCCTCTTATTTGTCGGATTAAGTGTGTTATTTGCTGCATTGTATTTAACACAACCTAAAAAAAAGGTAAAAGTGGTCGATAGTGATAGTTTTAAACAAACAGCTGATCCTGAACAAATGATTATGGATTATCGCCCAAATCAACCCAGCCCTGTAGATTTATATAATACACAACCTTATCATTTATTGAATGATATTATGGAACAACCCCGCTTAAAAGAATCCATTTCATGCGTGGATAGTCGTTCGTGTTATGCCACTGATTTCCAACGCACCATTGAGAAAACGGGCAACTTTCAACAGTTAACAAATAATTATAAGCGTAAATATCCTGATAGTTGCAGTGCACCATTACAAGAACTCGTTTTGAATTTTTATAAGATTAATATGTAAATTTATTATAATATATTATGACTTAAATGCAGTTATGTAATAATTAATAATGTCTTTATGCGATGGAAATGGTGCATGCATTCAACAGCATGATATTACACAGTATTATCAAACAGAATGTATTTATAATTGTCAGTTAATTCAATGTTATAATTTTAGATTATGTAAACAAAAACGATCTCAGCAAATTCTTAATTGTCACAATGGAATGTGTCTTGACTGTGCCATTATGATTGGAAAAATTGGATTCCTTGATAAAAAAGATGATTGCCCTATTTGTATGGAAAATAAAGATATGATTGAGATTAGTTGTAAACATACTATATGTCTTAATTGTTGGATACATATGTCAGAAATTAATAATAGACCATATCCATTATCTTGCCCATTATGTCGTAAATCTATTTGGAATGCAAAGTAATTACATTATACAGTCGTATAATCCATACGTGTAAATGTAATCATACATTTCTCAGCGGGTTTCATTTTTTTAACTGGACGATTAGATTCCAATACAGTAAATTCTCCACGTTTATGTCGCTCTACATCTTGCCAGAATGCTTCAATAAGCAGATGTGTTGATTTCCACCAATCTTCACTTCGTTCAATTATCTGCTCATTCCATTTATACAGATTCCATGGAATGATCTCAATTAAATCTTCTTCTGAATCCACAATCGGCAACCAACTTTCATCACTATTTACTGGACTATACTCATAATAGAACTCTTGTCCATTTGTAGGCTGTGCATATCGTATCAATGCAATGTAACCATGATATAAACTAACACCATCTTTCTTTTTAATAGTTCCATTATATACAGATTCAAATGATGCTTCCACGTAATCACATAATTGAAGACCCGTTACGTGCAATTGCATCTGCATTTGATGATAGTAATCTTTCGGTACAGACCCATCGATTTCACGGGATACAGGGCATTTTATTTCAATAAGACGCCCTTGGCGTTTTCCTTCAGGACAATGATATACAAGACCATCAGGTGATGCAGCGCATCGTGGATCTATAGGATGTGTTAAACGACCAAGTTCTTTAACAGTGCATCCATATTTATATTCATAAATCTGTTTTACAACTGGTTCAAATCGAATACCCCAATCAAATGCCGACATATGTGAAGATGGAATTGCAGTATCTTGTTGACGTGGCTGATATGGTTGCGATTTTGCAACTACAAATTTACTTCGTTGATAAGGAGATGCAAATAAATTACCGAGTTCACTTGCGGAAATAATTGTTGACATTTGTTTATACCATGCTTCTGTTCGCTGCTCTGTTTGCGTTTTATTAAGGAGTTCGTCTAAATACTGAATAGAAATCTGTTGAGGTGTTTGGAGTAAAATCATTTGTTCAAATTGCTCTTCATACATATCCAACATAGTATCAACAAATACTTGTTCACGCTCTGAAAATTCAAATGTATCCGCAATTGAATTTGCGGAGTGTAACCAGTCTTGGATTTGTACTTTATCTGTCGGTGCAGATAACCATGTATCCAAAAGATAGACAAGTTCCTTAATTTTATGCGACATTATTGTATGATATGACATTATAATACGTCTCTATATTATAATGTATATCAATTTTATTTAAATCTTAAGATATTTATACAACTTTCTTCTTTCTTGTAGCTGCCGTTTTAGTAGTAGCCTTCGCCGATTCTGATTTTACTTTTTTAACAGATAACTCCCATTTTAGAACTCCATCTACTCGTTTTAATTCAAACCCTTTAATCGATACAATATGTTGTTTTTCTTGATCATATTGAACTACTTTAAGTGTGTTTAGCAATTTCTTATCAAGTGCTTTTTGAAAAAATACAAACAGTTCCTCTTTTTCTCCATCTGACATTTCATTACTTGCTGAAATATCATCTATATATTTACGCAGACGATTCAGGCGTAATCCTCGTTCAATACGATGCCAAGGGCGATTATAAGCATTTTTAACTCCGCCATCTAATAATGTCTTAAAGGATTCTTCTGATTGTGTAGGTGGTTTCTCCATCTTCTTATTATATATATATAAAGAGTAGGGTTTAGACTGAAGTCTGTTATTTACTCGTATTTGAAACCATATTACATATGTCTTTATACAAATATCCTGACATATATTCTGTAGGATGCGGTAACCAATTATGATTATCTCCAAAAGTATACAGTGTTCTCCAACAAAAAGTGGATGAATCTGTTATTTCATTCCATTTATAAAAATCTGTCAGTTTTGTTTTTTGTGCCACTTTACATAAATATATATCATCCACTTTTTGTATAGATTCTGTAAAGATATCATTCTGCTCTAAGATTTCTTTTACACTCGCATCATTAATATCATCCTCCCATAACTCTTTACCGCCTACTGTAAGAATTGTAAATGTATGAACTGACATGTTATTTACAACTGATGTTTTATGGATATAAGGAAGAAGAATCATCTTAGTATAATACTAAGTAGGTGGCTTTAAATGACTCAACCTAGTTTTCCTGATAGTCATACACGTTCTAATGTTAGTGCCTTTCCTCATCCAAAATTTATTACACGAACACGACGCGAAACAAATACATATGATACTATAAATGCAAGGCAGTTTGAACACTGGCAAACTGCAGGTAAAACCTATAATCGTCCGGATGTTAACAAGCAACCGCAATTTTATGATATGATGCCAAATAGTACTCGTGCAAGTGACCAAAATTATAGATCACAACCTCGATACGATGTTGGAGAAGATAAAGGTGTGCAAAATCCATATTTTGATAAATATGATACAACATCTGATTCACGTAATATGACACGTGAATTACGTGCAAGTGTCTATGAAGATAAACGAACTGAATTCTTGAAAGAGTCTGAAAAGTTATTGGAGCGGAATTTTGATCATAGATGGCTAAATCCTGATGTTATGAAACAACAGGTTCAAGCAGCAGAGAGCTTACGACCAAAAATGGATGATATTCGTTTATTTTATCAGAATAAACCCATTGATAAATAATTTATGACTAGAAAGCTATTGATAAATATCATCCACCAATCCATACTTCAATGCCTTTTCAGCATTTAACCATAAATCATGTTTCAGCAACTCTTGTAGTTCTTTTTTGGGAATCTTTGTATTTTCCTTATAAATCATTACAATTTTTTCCATTAATTGACTAAGATTTTTGTACTCATCATCCATTTCATTCATTTTTCCCCAAAATCCTGATGATAATTGATGAATCAACATATGTGCGTGAGGACAAATATAACGTTTTTTACCAAATACACTGATTAACGTTCCAGCAGATGCTACTGCGCCTTCAATGACTGTATAAATGGGTACTTTACATGCATTTATACAGTCAATTGCCGCAAATGCAGCAAAAATAGATCCACCATACGAATTAATATGTAAATATATAGGAATAGGATCAATATGCATTTTATATGAAGTAATCATATTATCTTCTTCTGCTTCTCTAATTAAATTGCACAGATCAAATATTGAATCACGATCGACTTCATTATGGTAATAAATATGATTCATATCACGTATAATCTTTTTATCATTGCGGTTGGAATCAGTATGTGAATCATTAAATATATCTTCAACTACCTTCAATACTTCTTCATCAGGTTTCACTTCCTTTGATTTTTTCTTTGCAGAAAATACAATATCACGAATCTTTCGTTTGAGCGACATCTTATATAAGATTATTTGATTAACTTTAAGCCTTTGAATATATTAGTTAAAACTTAGTTCAATAGGTGTTGTATATACTTGTAATTTATTGAGTGAAGATGGTGACTGTTTTGTACGTCTACGTGTAACACGCGATTGCTCTTTTTGTTCTTTTAATTGGTCTTTTACATTAACCTTATTATTCTTCTGCGTCTGAATCAAATCCTTCAAATATACATTGTAACCCTTGCGAATTTCATCTTCATGTTGTTCAATGTATTGTAAAATATTAGATTCTAATGCCCAACGAAAAAAATTTAGCTTTCCAATTGTTGTCATAAATTGATCATAATCGGGAATCTTAAACATAATTCGCTCTCTGCGACAATTTGGATCAAAATATTGTTTAGAATATGCTTTTAATTGTCCTTTATAACTCAAATATACTAAGAATTCCTGACCATTTAATGGATATCTAATAAAATTTTTACGACTATACTTTGTAACAAACCAATCAATAATACGAAGACTTAGTGGAGCTTCTCCATTAAGATATGCTATAACTTTATCAATTTCCGGATGAGATGTATAAAATTTCTGCAAACTGGAAATGACCATTTCAGGCTTGCATTCAATCCTACGTTTCTTTTGAATTACTTCATCTTTTTGTTGAGTTTCGAACATTGTCTTTAATAATTAATGATAATCGGTCTTAGGTGCTTTATTTTGATATTTTAAAAATACAATATAATAGAATGGAAGGATATAATCCCTCTGCATCTCTACTACCTCAAGGTAGTGGAGTTATACACCATATGAGTGGTGGTAATATGCCACCTGGATATGATCCAAATGCATCATTATTACCAAATGTACCTGCAACTATAAGTGTATATAAGGGTGGAAATGTTACAAATGAGACAAATACAGATAGTATAATTGCTGCAATTAGTGCTATAGAGAGTACACATGATGGAAATAATGCAAGTGGGACAAATACAATTGCTGCAATTAGTGCTATAGAAAGTAAAAAAAATGGAAATAATGCAAGTGGGACAAATACAATTGCTGCAATTAGTGCTATAGAAAGTAAAAAAAATGGAACTATTGCAAGTGGGACAAATACAATTGCTGCAATTAGTGCTATAGAAAGTAAAAAAAATGGAACTATTGCAAGTGGGATAGATACAGATAGTAAAAAAGATGATGAACGAAGAATTTTTTTATTTAAGAAAACACATACAATAACGAATCCAATGAACACTGATACTATTAGTGAGAAAAATAAAAAAATTCTTTTAGAGTTTGGATTAGAACAGGCTGAAAATAAAATACAACTTAGCATACTAAGAGCCATTTGGGATATACCATCAGATATACAATGTGATACAAATGCGTCTATTGCTACTATAGGAAAATGTGAACCTATTCGTAGATTATTGAATTCATTAAAAGCATACTCTGTTCAACTTCTTACACAAAATATGTCTAAAAATATGAAAATTAATTACAATAGTTTAATTGGACAATTACCTAGTGATATATTACCATCACAATCATCGCTACCAGTAGCAGTAGCGCCAGAAGCGCAAGTAGCAGCAGCAGAAGAAGCAGAAAGAGAAGCAGAAGATGCAGCAGTAGAAAAAGAAGCAGCAGAAGCAGAAGTAGAAATAGAAGTAGTAGAAGCAGTAGAAGCAGAAGGTGCAGTAGATACAGAAATAGATACTGCAGTTGCTGCAGTTGCTGCAGTTGCTGCAGTTGCTGCAGTCACTGCATCAGAAGCAGCAGAAGCAGAAGTAGCAGCAGAAGCAGAAGTAGCAGCAGAAGCAGAAGTAGCAGCAGAAGCAGAAGTAGCAGCAGAAGCACTAACTATTGAATTACAAACACTTAATACACAATTAAATGAAAAAACACCAGATGATGAATTATCAAAAATTATCGATAAAATTACAGATTATGTGACCGAATTAAACCCTGAAGAAAAAACAGTAGATACAATACTCAAAGAAGCAGATGTGAAAAGCAATCCACTTATTGCAGATACAACACTAATAATACGTAAAGCACTACTGGAAGAAAAACTAAAAGAATTACAGAAACAATTGGAAGATCATTTAAGTGACTACTCTATACAAAATGTAAATAATGCAAATCTACAAAATTTAATTACAATAAATAAAAGTAGACATGTTAATATACAGAAGAAGTTAGTTACATCAATAAATTATGAAATTATGACAATAAATGCAGTATTACGTCTTTTTAATTTAAATCAAGAATTAATACAAAACTACAAAAAAGTATATAAAAATATAGATAAAACACGACAGATTGAATATGATAATTGGTTAAATACTTTAAAAAAACAAATAACTTTACCTCTTAACATAAATGAGACGCAGAAACACGAAATATATGAACTTTCTAAGAAAATTTCTGAAAAAATGAAAGACTATTCTAACTCTTATTTTATTACAAAATGGGTAGAAGTAAAATCAATGATTGCTGAAATGACAGAGTTGGAAAAAGTAAGAACTAACTTTCAATCACAGATAGACAATGTAGCATCTAATATCAAGAAAAAAGGAGAAAATGCTGCAATTAAACAAGCAATTGAGGAACTAAAATATTATAAAAATTTTATTACTCAAATAAAGAGTGAAGAAAAAATATTATTAGCTGTTGCAACCACATGTATTATAGATTATGAACAATCTCTTTCATCTAATGATTCTACTTCTAATGATTCGAATGATTCTTCTATTGCTGCAATCTCAGCAGTAATTGCATCATCTAAAGTTAATACAAATAAACAGGTTGATACTCTTGTTGCACCTCCATTTCTCTCTAAGCTGTATAAAGCTCCTGTTTCTAAAGTTCCTATAGCTGAAGCTCCTGCTCCTGTAGTTCCTATAGCTGAAGCTCCTGCTCCTGCAGTTCCTGCTCCTGTAGTTCCTGCTCCTGTAGTTCCTGCAGTTCCTGCTCTTGCCGTTTCTGCAGTTCCTGCTCTTGCCGTTTCTGTAGTTCCTGCTCCTGTAGTTCCTGCAGTTCCTGCTCCTGTAGTTTCTGCTCCTGTAGTTCCTGCCGTTTCTGAAGTTCCTGTTCCTGTAGTTCCTGCAGTTCCTGCTCCTGTAGTTCCTGAAGTTCCTCCACCTATTCCTCCACCTCCTACAATACCTAATAGTTTACAAACACCACGTCAAATTTTTATAAAAAATTTCATAGAAAAATTTAAAGAATCAATTAAAAATGGATTTCTTAATAATACAAAAGGTAATACTAGCATAAAAATGAGAAAACCTGCATTATTAACATCAAAAAACACAGTATCTGCTTTAGAGGATAACCTAAATACATTATCCAACATAATAAATGAATTTTTAAATGGAACCAAAAACATTGGAATGGTTGCAACTACAATACGAAGAATTATTAAGGATTATAGATATGAAGTGCCACCTTCTAAAGTACAAGTTGTTAATAAATTACAGAATGGTAAAACGACTTTAACACAAAAACATAATACTTCAAATAGAACTATTATAGATGAAGAAGTAAACAAATATAAAGAAGAAATAGAAACATATAAAAACACTGAGAAGCAATTAACCCTTCCTATTGATAATCAAGTAGCACCAGTAGAAGAAGAAGCAGTACCAGAAGAAGTAGCAGTAGCACCAGTAGCACCAGTAGCACCAGTAGCACCAGCAGCACTAGTAGCACCAGTAGCACCAGTAGCACCAGTAGCACCAGTAGCACCAGAACCAGCAGTAGGACCTATAAAAACATTTTTAACTGCATTATTAGTGACTTTTACTGGCCCTGGGATTTTTTTAATAAATGGAGGAACTATAAACTCTCACTATGTAGCTACATTTCAAGAAATGTCTAAGAAAAAAGAATTAAAAGCAAAAGAATTAAACCAAAATCAATTGAAAAAAGTATCAAAACAAGAGCTATTAAAACATATAAGTGACAAAATAAATGAAACAACTCAATCTACACTTGAAACACTTGTAAAAGCAGATGATAATTTTGAAGAAAAATTTCGTAAAGTAACAGAACAAATCAATAAAACAGATAATGAATTAAAAGATTTACATAATAAATTATTTACATTTTTAGTTGAACTTAATAAAATAATTATATTAGATGAGACTGAGAGTACTGTAAGTAATGTATCTAGTAAGATATTAACTAAAATAAAAAATGATATACGTTCTGAAATAAGATATGCATCAGGTGATATAGTTCAACAGTTACAAGAAATAGTTCTAAGTATAGACACCATGTTGAACAATTTATCTAATTTATCAAAATTGCCTTTAGGAAAGAAATATATAAAAGCAGTTGAAGAATTATTAGGGCATTCAGATGTATCTGAAGTCGCAACTGAAGTTGCATATGTTCCTGAAGCACCTGAAGCACCTGATAATGAAGCACCTGAAGCACCTGATAATGAAGCACCTGAAGCACCTGAAGTTGCACCTGATAATGAAGCATCTGAAGTTGCACCTGATAATGAAGCATCTGAAGTTGCACCTGATAATGAAATTGTACCTTTATTATCTATTATAATACCACTTCTAAAAAGTATGAAGAAACCAAAACAAAAAGGTGGAAACTCATCAAATATTGAAAAACAATTACAACCATCTAGGTTATCAAAACTAAATTATTTTGATAGTATAAGAAAGAATTTAGATGAAAATATTGTATCTAAACTTAGAGAACATATAGGTTATGATAATACATTTGAAGAAATATTATTAGAAATAACATATATGATAAAAGATGAAACCAATACAGAATTAAATAGATTACATAATGCATTTATTAAATTTTTAGATGATTATAATAAGATAAATGTAGTTGATACTGAAATTATTATAGATAATAATGTAATGCATTATTTAGTACTTAAAATCAAAGAATACATAGAGGCTGAAATAAGTTATGCATCTAGTGATGTAGAGAAGAAATTAGAAAAATTAAAAGAAATTATAAATAAGTATGACTTAGATGATGTGCCTTTGGGAAAAAATTTTATAGATGCAGTTAGTAAATTATTAGAATCATCTAATGTTAATCCAGTAGCTACATTACCTAATAAACCAAAAACCAATACAGTCGCGAATACAGTTGTTAACACGTCAAAAGCGAATACAGTTGCAAATACAGTATTTAATAAACCAACTACAGTTACTAATACAACTAAAAATAATACATTAGAACGTAATCAATTGAAAAAACAATACAGAATTGCAAAGAATAATTTAGAAAGAATAAAAGACACAAGTCTGTTAAATGTATATAAAAATGCTAAACTTGCGGCATTAGAGAAAAAGAAATTAAATGGAACTAATAAGAAGAAATTGAATGCATCAATTGAATCAATTATCACGTCGAATGCATCAATACAACGCTATAAAACTGATATAGAATATGCATTAGATACATTAGAAAAAACATATAATAATTATTCTAAACTTTATACGAATACTATTATTGATACAGACGATGCAGACTATTTACGTAATGAAAGAAAATATATAGATGAACAAAAAGCTAGATTTAAAATGGAATTTGAGAATGATATATACATACCTACTTCCAATACACTTCCTGTAACTAAAAAATCAAATAAAGAGAAAATAGAAAATGCAATTAAAAACGCAGAATTAGTTGTAAAAAATGAAGAAGATCTAAAAACTAATATAACTGTATTAAATGCAAATCAAATTGCAAAAGCAAATGAAGCTGAAGAGAAAAGATTAGCTGAAGAGAAAGAAAGAAATAGAAGAGAAGCTGAAGAGAAAAGACTAGCTAATGAGAAAGAAAGAAATAGAAGAGAAGCTGAAGAAATAAAAAAAGCAGAAGAAATAGTCAGAAAAACAGCCGAAAGAAGAAAAATTATTGAAAATTTTTCAGAAACTGTAATGGATATTACACTGGATCTTGATAAGCTTATAGATAAATTAAAAGGAACATTAAATGATAATGGGCTTGAACAAATAAAAGAGTCCTTTAAAGAACTTAATCTTAAATATGATTCTGAATTTGAAAAACTTAATGGAGTTACAAATGCAAAAGGAATAATCGAACCTATAATGAAAAAAATGAATAATATAACAACACTAATAGGCGCTCAAGAAAGAAGGCTAGATTTAGCTAAAAAAACTGAAGCGAAGAGAGTATCTAATGAAGCTGAGGCTAAACGATTAGAAAATGAACAAAAGGCTAAAGCTGATGCTAAACGATTAGAAAATGAACAAAAGGCTAAAGCTGATGCTAAACGATTAGAAAATGAAGCTGAAGCGAAAAGAGTAGCTAATGATGCTGAAGCGAAAAGATTAGTGAATGAGGCTGAATATAGTAAAAAATATCCTTTAAGAAATATGAAAAATTTTCTTTTAAATTATAAACAGTATAGCTATGATAAATCATTAGTTAAGACTAAAAATGCATCGGCAAATAGAATGCAATTAATGAAGTTGCCTAAAAATGCAAATACACCTAAAAATATAATTGATAAATATAAACAATATTTTAATATATATAAAGATGTAAAAGCAAGAGAAGCAGAAGCATTACGATTACATAAAGAGAGACTTCAACCAAAAATACCTCCAAAAGTATCAGGACAAACACGTGCACGCGCTCTTAGTATATTAAATAAACAAGGTCTTACATCAACTCTAAGAAATCGCATAGGAGGCGGTAAACGCTATGCAAAGACTATTAAAAAGAAATAAATCAACCAATATTCTATCAAATATTATATTGATTTATTATACAAGTCGGCTATTAGCCTTACAAGTTGCCTTTTATCTTTAAAATCGCATCGTGCTCCCCTTCTTTACCAGCAAATCCATCATAAATAGAACAAAGATTCCACTAGAAATAAACATCAACAATTCCGAAGTCATTTGCTCAGGCGTCGTTGTATTCAAATCATCTAATTTCGCAAATAACATATCCATTCGCTTCATGACTTCATTCATTGATGGTTCATTTTTATGTTGCTGTCCATAATATTTCCCACCAGGCGGAGGTAGATTCTCAACAAATGATGTCTGTGCTCCACTGGGTGTTAATGGCTTCCAATAATTATTTGCAGAGGGCATCGGTAAAGCACTCGCTTTTGCTAAACCTGTTTGCTCGAATGCTCCCAAGAAATCAGGTTGCAACTTATAATCTTTTTGATTAGGAATGTAATCTGCATAATCTTCAGGATCCGCTCCAAAAAATGATTTCTTCTTTGGAGGTGCAGGTAAACTATAATCATTGTTAGATATCTCTGTCTGTTTGGAGGATGGGAGAAGCGGTTCAAATGGCTCCATAGAATCCTGTCGCCAACTCTGTGAATCCATCTCACTCTGCGGTGCAATATCAGGAACATGTTCATAAAGTCCAGTTGCAGGATTCATCGCTGGAACATCAGAAAGTTTTCCATATTGCTGCCGATCAGGGTCCACTTTACATCGTCGCTTACGTCGTTCCTCCTTTCTAGCTTGTTTTGCAGCTTGTTCACTCGTACATCCCGGAGATGGAACTCCCTCTGTTGTTGGATAAGCATCTTCTAAAGAACAATAGTTCATTGCCTCTCTACTACCAATTACAATCATTCTTATATCATAGAAATGAACCATTTGTCACGCCTTATCATTTGTCTATGTATCCTTTTAATAATCATATATCAAATTGTATCATTTGCAGAACCATTTGATTCTAATCCACTAGGTGCTGTTAAAACAGATTCTAGTGCATCTGATACAGCAGAAGCCAATATGAATTATACATCACTCTTACTCTTCTTAAAAAATCATCCAGATAAATCTGTTAAATTTATTACAGATATTAAAAACAAATTCTTTGATGAATCATGTACTGTTAAAAATATTAATTTCGATACAATTACACAATTAAATGGTAATATTTTTTAGGTATATCTTTTTTAAGATATTAGCATATCTTAAAGCAGTATGGTTCCTTCTGATATTATCCATTTTTTGCCAACAATGGATTCACCTCTTAAAATTATATATGGATGTATTTTAGTATTAATTATCGCATATTCATCTGTTATCCCCCTTGAATATAAACGTTTTGCAGATTCCCCCCTTGGTCGTATTTTTGGTATTGCCATAGTATACGGTGTTATTCAACAATTAGGATTGATTTTTGGTATTCTTACTGCAATGGCATTTCTTCTTTTACTACACGGCGGTTTACAAGTAAGAGAAGGATTTGGAGATATGGCTAAGAAAACGACATCTAATAAATGGTATATCGAACGCATATTAGGAAAACCAGATGAAGTTATAATTGAGAAGGTTGTAACAAATGCACCTGGAGGTAACTGAGTTAACTGAAAAAAATATATAAGTAGATAAATGATAGCAGTTGACCATATTTTACGTATCGTTGTAGTTGTATTAGCGTGTCTGTTTATTATAAGATATGCATCATTATATGAAGAAGAGTATAATAAAAAATTAATTGATTTATATGTTTGTCCTTGGTGGCGTATTTTAATTGTTTTCATGTTAATTGCATCTGCATACTGGTGTCCTACAGTATCTATCGTAATCGCCTTACTTACATTCTTTTATTTAAGTGATATGAATACACTTATTGCACCGCTATCTTTTTAGATATGATATTAACCATTCTATTACAATAAATACAATCTTATTGTAATAGAATGAGTCTTCCGGTTTCTATGGTAGGACAAACGCTTGCATCCATTAGTCCAATGGATGTATTCTTAAATGTTTTTAATACAAATCCGTATTTTATTGGAATTACAATGTTGCTTTTAAACTTGGGTGGGCGTTTTTTGACTCTAGAAATGAGTAAAAAACAAGAGCAATTCTTTCAACATCCTTGGATTCGCCGTTTATTAATCTTTATTGTATTGTTTGTTGGTACACGAAATATTGCAGTTGCATTTTGGGCAACAATATTTATTGTATTATTTATTGGATATTTATTTAATGAGAATTCTGCATTATGTATTTTTGGCAAAGGTGGGACTAATAATGCTACATGTACAAATGATAAAGAAAAAGATGATATGACACCTGAAGAGAAAGAAATATATCAAAGATTACATGCAAAATCACAACGTTTAAATAAACCAAAAGTAGAATCTGATGCAGAAAATGAGATTCTACATGCAGATATATATGCTGCAAATATGGCGTTATTACGTCGTTAATATGGCGTTATTATGTCGTTAATTCTACAAATCAAGCGTAACTGTATTTGCTACGGGAATATTAACCTTTCTGCGACCACGACGTTGCGGCATATTTGAAGCGGATGTGTAATTACTCTCTACTTCAGACCGAGGAGACATAGAGTGAATGCTGGATAGTTCAGACATAGCCTGTCGCGCAGGTTGCTGATTATATGATTGAGGAATCGTAATGGATGGCGGTACCATTTCAGCTGATCTAACCTCTTGAAATGTTCTTAAAATATCATCCATTCCTTGCGGACCCTTCATTTCATTACGTTGTACAGGAGGTGGAGCGGCTGCTGCCATATTCTGAGGAGGTCGCGGCATTTCTTGGAAGCTGGGTTGCTGTTGTTGCGGCTGCGGCTGTTGTTGTTGTTGAACACCCATTGCAGCGCCCATAAAATTGCCAAATCCAGGACCGGCTTGTTGAGCTGCTGCGGCAGCAAACTGCTTTGCTAATTGAGGATTATTACGGAAAATATCATTCGGGTCCATATTAGTAACTTTAGAACGGAAGAAGGAATTACTCATATGAAACATAAATCCACTTCCAACCAATGACATCAATAGCTTGGCTTCAGGCGGCATAGCACCACGATTTTTATACTTATCATACAGCTCTTCAAATACTTCATCAAAATCTTCAACATTTTCATGGACAGATTCAGACCAACCATCAAGTTCCCAATCAAATGGGTTAAATTTACCATTGAGAAATTCAGCACCCGTCACAACACCCATTAAACATTGACGTTGGAATCGCAATGATGCCTCCAAGTTTTTAGCATCCAATAAGCGATCATACTCTGTCTGGATTTCATCCATTGAATTGTCCATTGTAAATCGTTTGCTAAGGTTATATCCCTTCGTTTGAAGACGATTTAACTTATTAATCATATCCATCTTCTTTTTGCGCTCTTCCTCAGGAGAAAGACGGTTTTCATCCATTGCATTGATAGAAGGACCAGATGCAGTTTGTTGATTAGAAAACATATCAGATTCTCTATTTACACTAATATCGGGTAGACTCTGTACATTTGAGGAGGATGGAATATCAAATGAGATAGCTTCCAATGGCTCTAAAATACTAATTTGAGGTTCTTGCATTTGTTTAGGACTTGAACTTGTACGTGCATTAGATAGTAGACCTGCGCCCAAATCATTGCCTAAATCCTCCAAAGTTCCCATATCAATAATATTTCCTACATCATTGCTCAATGTAATGTCATCCATATTTTGGACAAAACTATGCATATCTGAGACGGCAACACTTGACATATATCTTTCCTCATATGCAGTTTTTTAAGTAGTTAAAATATCGCACTTAAAATACTATAATTGAGATAAATCGTACGTACAGCTTGGCTCATACCTAGGCCTAATAAACTGCCAACTATAATTTGTTCAACTGAATGACATCGTTTTGTATAACGAGAAATCATAATGGCTATTGCAAAAATAACAAGTGCACATTTAATCCAGATATTATTGATCTCATTGAAGTAATATCCTGCAAAAAAAGTAGCCATTAAAGAATGCCCTGATGGCATACCGGGTTTACCCTCCTGGAGTCCATCAGTACACCATAAATTACAATCGGTTGCACCACTTGGTCGTTGACTTCGTTCTTTAATAATAAAATACTTTACCCCCTCAGATAATGCAACAGAACCAGTAATTCCAATAATTGCAAAAAGTTCCCGTATATTATGTGTATGAACATATAATATTGCTGGTATAATATATACAAATAAGACTGATAGAGTTATTATATTGTCAATTTGCATTTACTTTATATTCATATAATCTACCGACATACATAATGCATCTGCCATATCAGATTTCTTAGGAGACTTTTTCCAAGCTTCATAGATTTGTGAATTATGTACTACACCTCCATCAAATAATGATTTAAGACGCTCCTCCGCACCTATTTTACGCTCTGTATATCCTGCATCACCTTTCTGCGCAACTACTTTCTTCTTTGCATGAATGAAATGATACTGCGGTGTCTGTCCGTGTCCTAAAAATATATCTCGTAGTACTGCAAATAATAGTACTTGCACCGATTTCATATGGGGATTCTTAAAGGCTGGTTGATTTTCAAGAAGCACATGCGTGCATCCAGAGAAGAGATTCCAATTATTGTCCGCAAATGCACGCAATGCATCGTGAATGACTTCCAATGAAATTTTGGATGCATTTTCCTGTTTAGGCTGCTCATAATGTAATGCAAATTTTGCAGATAGAGATTGCAGACAATCTGCATTATTTGTCCCGTAATTCTGACATTCATGTGTTTTAACCAATTCCTTTAAAACTTTATTAGGTGGTAACTTTTTTCCCATAAGTTCAGGAAGAATTTTATGGGTTTTAGGCATATGTCGTTTGCAATACACTGTGTTTTCTACGAAAACTACTGCACGTAGCTTACATTGAGTACATAGGACTGGTTCAACTGGTTCCAAAATATTACAATTCTCTAATGCAATGACATTTGTTTCTTCTAAGATACAAAATGCGAGATTTTTAATTCCGATATCAAATGCAAGGACCCGCATTATATATAATTATGTTTGCATTATTTAGACTATGTTAATAAGCAAAGGTACAAAATCGTTAACAAATGAAGAAAAGGATGCTTTAACTAAAGACATTCTACAATTAAAAGAAAGTATGGAAATAATTCATGATCTAATAAAAGATCAGGGTGAAGAATTAAATACCATTGAAGATGAAATTCACACAAATAAGCAATTGATTATTGAAGGAACTGAAGATGTTTCTTTAGAAACAAATTATAGTTCTAGTATTATTGCTAGTATTGGTGCTGGTATTGGTGCATTAATCCTTGTTTTATGTATATTGTAATATTCTGAAGAAATATCATTCATCAGAATAATCTATAGACCCGACGGGAATCGAACCCGTATTGACCGCTATCTTATATTAAAAGCATAAGACGGTTATCCTGCCATTGAATGACGGGTCCCTTTGAGGAATTTCTTCCTACAAGCATAAAGTAGGGTTTCTTTAAGTTTCTTTTTATTCCAAAATTTTAGTCATCATCCGCATCAAAAGAAATACTGCAAATTCTTGTTCTACAAACGGCTTATCATATTTTCCCATATCTATAATAACGTATGGAGTATACTCTTTCTTTTTTATAATTGCTGTCTTAACCTTATCTCTAGCTTGCACCTGCTTCAAAGATTGCGTCTTACTAATCTGTTTATAATGCCACGCTCCATTCCATAAAATCGCAATCTTATCTGAATGAATAATAACATCTGCATCCCATCCATCAAAGAATTGTTCATTTGTTGTTATTGTAAAATACTGGCTGCATAGTTCTGCAAAGTAAATTTCATTCTGGCTACGTCTAGATTGTTTTTGAGCAGATACTTTTCCACCATTTTGTCCATTTATTTTTGCTTTCTCTTTATATTCATCTGTTTTCCATATATCTTTTGAGCACTTCATAGAACATACTTTTGAACTTGAACGAGTTGGTTGAAATTCTTTTTGACACATACCGCATATAATTGGTTTTAATCGTGTTGATTTTTTATATCCATTTGATGGAACATTTGATGGAACATTTGTAATACATTTTGGATGATAAAATCCCATTTTAAATCCTAATAATGTTTGTTCATATACTTTTTCACATTTACCACATTTTAGTTGTAGCAAATTCCTATTTGTAATATACTCTTTACTCAATAGTTCATATCCCTTATCTTTAATATAATTATAAACCGCATCATATGATAGTTTAGTTGGCATTTTATATCTATATATTATCTAAAGAGGCTCAATTTTATAATTTAGCTTAACATAACAGTTTAAAATAAATATCAACATACCATACTAAATGATTCGTGCAGTATGTCCTACCAATATTTATGATTTAACAAAAATGAAATACTTATTAGAATCTTCGCATCGAAATGGATTTACAGTAGATGTTATTGGTATCGGTAAACGATTTACATGGTTGGATCGCATGGAGTGGTTCAAAGAATATCTGTCTGGAATTCCAGACAATCCAATTGTCTGTTTCACAGATGCATATGATGTATTCTATGTGGATTCATTGGAAGTGATTAGACAGAAATTTTTAGAGTTAGATACAGAAATTCTATGGTCTACAGAGAAATGGTGTTCGCATCATATACCTTATGATCATTCATTTTATGATGCGCGTGCCAAAACTAATTATAAATATATCAATGCAGGAACTTTTATGGGGTACAAAACAGCATTATTGCAATTATTTACAGACATTCTAGATGCATTGAAAGATCCAGAATTTATTAATGAACTTGTCATTGGTTTTTATAATAATGATATTCGTGGCTCAGATCAAACATGGATATCTCATTATCTTGTAAAGAATTTTGACAAATACAATATTAAATTAGATTATTATTGTAGTGTGTTTTATCTTCCTTGTGGAGATTGGGATAATATCAATGAATGTATTGATTCTAATTTAATTGTAAAAGAAACAGGTATGAAACCAAGTATTTTCCATGTTCCATGGAAATCACGCTATGAATATATTATGTTACAATTATATCAGAGAAGATATGGTAATCAAAATGTAGAAAATAAAAAATACTCGTGGGAAGGACATACTATACATTTTTTAGAAGGTGGACAGATGAATGCATTTGGTTCAGGGAGATATTTACAATTAGACCATCACATTATTCAGGCATTCTTTGGTGGAAGAGAACATATGCTAATCTTTAATGACAATTATACAAGCTTTACATCTATACGCAAGGATGATAATGAAATTATTAAAGGGGGAATTATCTAGACCCACGCGGAGTATTACGCCCTCCTTCATACATTTTCGTCAAACCAATATTCTTACGATTAGATTGTATTTCTCGCATACTAGCTTCATAATAGAATGTTCCAAATAGGTCGGGTGATTTAGAATCTGCTCTTATAACTCCTACACCATTTGCAAGATTTGTCGGCTCTAATTCAGAATAAAACGGAGTAGAATGAACAACACCAGCAGGCGGAGGAACCGTATTTGCCATCGGAAGACCAGCTCCAGACCATTCCATTTGGCGTTTACGAGTTTCATCCATAATTTTATCTGCATTGCGAATCATCCATAACTTCGTATTAAATTGGTATCCAGGACGAACATTTTTGCTGCATTGAGGGCGGTAATCGGTTACCATACGCGCATCCTGAGTGGCTGCGTTATACGCGGGATAGCGATTGTCTCTGGCAGAATATAAATCTTTAACTGACTGACTAACTGCGGTATTTCCTGCACGATATGCTGCACCCAATGGGATATCATTGAATAAATGTGGACTAGTATCGTTATTAAATAAGTTTTGATTGTATTGAATATATTCCATTTACCAATAGATATGATATTTTTAGGGCTTGATTTAGATATCATTGCTAACAAGTGCGCTATTTTCAAGAAATGATGATCCTACTACACCGTGTTTTAAGCCGGATTGCTCTAATCCTTTAAGAGTTTCGATAAGCTGATTTTTTTTCATGGTGCCTGTAACTCCTTTTGACTTTGCAACTGATTGCAATTCTTTAAGGCTCATTGATTCATAATTAAGCGAGGGTTGATCTAACTGTGAATCATGTAGTTCTTCTAACTCTTCAAGTTCATCGACAGGCTGAAAGGGCTTTAGAACCTCTAACTCCTCTAATGGAACAGCTTCACCACTTACCAATGTATCTTCTGCTACAGGTTTATCATCTGAATATGGTGTATAGGGCTTTTCCTGCTCGGATGATTCTAATGCTGCACTTGATGCAGATGCAGCGCTTGATGCAGATGCAACGCTTGATGCCGGTGATTCATTATTTGAAGAAAATGATGTTATTTCATGACTTACTTTCATATCCAATAAAATAGATTCCAATAAACTTGCTTTCTGATCCACTTGTTGAACATACATGTATAAATAGAAAAAGAGGGAACCGACTAGTAGTAAAAAAACAATTCCAATTACAAGAACATCGCTATTGAACATTCTGATTCTGTAGTTCTATAGGGTTTTTCAAAAAATGTTAAGACGCAGTTTCTAAAATTAATCCGTTCTTCTCTAATAATAAATCAACACTACTCACTTTACAAATACCCTCTTTTAATCCATACTCAAATTGAACCCTACCATTCACATCTGTAGCTGGACAACATAGACGCTGTATTTTAGTATTTGCATTCTCTACAAATTCAAATAAATGCGTACTAATTATACTGACTACATTCGGTTTTTTCCATAATTGGTTGCAGTAAATTTCACAACTGCGCAATGCATCTGGCGGATTAGTAGAATGATATAGTTCATCAATGAGAACCATTGTAGAATCGGTCTTCGTCAATGTATTCGCAGTAAATTCAATTTCACGTTCAAATCGCGATTTGGATCCTGGGAGATCATCTGGTTTTAAACATACACATAGTTCAGAAAATGGTGTTAAACTTACATGGCCTACAGAACATCCATATGTATGTGCTAATAAAACAGACGTTGTAATTGCACGCAGAGCAGTTGATTTCCCGCCTTTATTAGGACCTGTTAGAAGAGCATGAGGTTGCTTATCAAGTGTAACTGAAATTACTTTTCCATTATTAACTTGAAAATCAAACATGTTTCTTCCGTGAAATTGTGGAGATTCAGATGTAATCCATTGTACAGGATGAATATCTGGTTGACTCGCAAGTGTCATAATTACTTCCAATGATCCAATGTATTTCAGTGCAATTTTAAAATAACTAGAGTGTAGAATAACATGAGCAGTAGCTTCTCGTTCTGTATTGTATGATGGAAGAGGTGAGTGAAAGAAAGAAAATCCATGTGTTTCCAATAAATTAGACATAGATTGATATAATTTTTTATAACGAATGATGAGATGACCATTTTCTTTAATAATTGAATCAACTGACTGTAAATGCATATAGCTCCAATATGGCTGAATTATTCCTTGAATAAGAGTTACTGCTACAATTGCACACTGTTTAATAGTCCCTGCAAAATCTTGTTGTACTTCTTCATATACTAAATTTATATTTCCAGATATAACTGAATGAAGAATCTGTGTATAGTTTGAGAATGTAATCGGTATATGAAATAAATATGTTAAAAGTAAATATGGAGTTAAGAGAATAAATAATGGAATTAATAAACCAAGACCAGGTATAATGTAAATACGTATCATTGACCATAAAAATAAAATGCATGGCATAAAATTAAATGGCTGAAGATATGATTTAAGAAAAATTAGCTCACCATATGTTTCTTTTTCCAAATCAGATTCTTCTTTCATAAGTGCATGAAGTTTTGTTTCAATTTGTGCAATCTCTTTAAATATTTCTTTACATGCTGGGAAAAATGCAGGGTCTTCTTTAAATGCCTGTTTAAACGCCGAGAATTTCTGTTTCAAATACTGCAATTTGTTATGATCTGATTCCCATGTTTGAAGACGCTCTTCAAGTGCATCTTTTGAAGCAGACGTTTCAAGACCAATCCATGATGAAAATGCATCATTATCAATCATCTTATTTGTAAATATTCTATTTTGTTTATTATTACAACACGACTATTTACAAATAAAAATTGATAGTACCAACTTAAAATAATAATAGATATACTATTATAAATGAGCTGCACTGTAAAGGACATCTATGCTTTACGTGAATCCAACCGGAATGTGCAAATTCCAGGAGCAATTGCTAAATCTATTGAAATAGTAAAGAAATCTATTGAAAAAAGTGGCGGTAATGTGCAAACTAAACCGATGGAATGGCGCAATTCGAAACCCAAGACAGAACATAATCAAAATGCATTTAGTGGACAATCTTCGCATAAAAAAGTGTTTAAATCTGATGATATTGCTCCTCATAAATATGTCAGTAAGTTTAAAAAAACATCTGTTGATATTGACGATACTATTCTAAATACGATTCTGCGAGGAAAACTCAATAAATTTAGTTTATCCAATTACAATGAAATCAAAGAGTTTATCACTCATATTATTGATGGAGGACAGACAGATATGATTAAATGTTTTATGAAACTTGTATTTGAGAAGGCCGCGAGTGAAGAGATCTTTTGCCCTTTATACGCTAAACTTATTAGTGAATTGAGTATCGCATATCCGATTCTGTTATCGGAAATGGAAAATCTATATACACAATATCTTCAAATATTTGATTCTGTAACTGACAATCAATCTGAAGATTATGATGAATTGTGTCAGCGTAATATTGAAAAGAAATATCGTCGCGGTTATTCACAATTCTTAGCAGAACTTATTAAGAATAATGTAATGAATACGGAGATCTTTATGAAGATTATTTATAAAATTATTGGGCAAGTTGAAACTGAAATGACAAATAAGGATTCTATTAAATTAATTGAAGAGTTTGCGGATTGTTTGATGAAAATTGTTAAAGCAATCTCTACGTCTGAATATCAGCAAGTTAAAAATATGCGTATGCTTTTGAAAAATGAAACAAATTCACGAATCCATCAATTGTCTATGCGAACTGAGGCTGGTGTAGGTCTTAGTAATAAATCACGATTTACATTTCTTGACATTTATGAAGCGATTCTCAAATTTTGAGAATTGATAACCTTCGGTTAAAGCCTTCAGTTAAAGCCTTCAGTTAAAGCCTTCAGTTATAACGTTAGTAAAAGCAATTCTCAACTTTTGATATAAATTCTTATACATATATTAGAATGCGTAAAACGATTAAGATAATAAAAAGCAGTTGCAAACGAATTGTCAATAAACTTAAGGCAATTGTATGTAAAACTAGAAAATTTATTAAAAAAATACCAGTAAGACTAGATACTGCTCTATCTAAATCTCTACGATCTAAAAAATAAATAATAAAAATTGATTATATTTTTTATTATTTAGTAATATTAAATGGCTGAACCTGGAATGGATTCTAAAATTACTCGCTCAACTCCAGTACGCAAGGCAGCTAAAAACTGCAATCGTAAGATTAATAAACTATTAAATGCCAAACCACGCAATATTACTCCTTGCAAGCGAAAATACGAATCAATTTCAAGTGATTCTGAATCTGATTATATGGAAGAGGAGGAAGAAGAGGAAGAGGAAGAAGAGGAAGAAGAAGAAGAGGAAGAAGAAGAGGAAGAAGAAGAGGAAGAAGAGGAAGAAGAAGAAGAGGAAGAGGAAGAAGAGGAAGAGGAAGAGGAAGAGGAAGAGGAAGAAGAAGAGGAGGAAGAAGAGGAGGAAGAAGATGAAGATGAAAAGAAATTGCTCTACTTCTTGACAGAAGGTTTTAATCAGAATAAAATGATTCCAAAGAAATACAAAATGGAAGAAGAACCTGAAATTGTAAATCAGTTTTATAAACTTATTACAGAACAGGGTGAGGAAAATACAATTGATACGAGTATCACTGAATTTAAACTATTAACAGAAGAAAAACAAAATGAACTTATTACTGCATTGGAGAATCGTCCTGTCATTAACAGTAGCAGTGTAAATCTTATGTTAAAAATCCTAACACTTAAAATTCAACCTGAAATTCAAGCAACTATTCTATCTAAATACAAAAATCTTCAAATGATGGATCCAAGTACAAATGAATATTACAAATTGCGTGCATGGTTAGATAAAGTCGTCAGTATCCCATTTGGCACCTATAAAGATATTCCTGTATCTTTAGAAGATGGTCCTGAAAAATGTGGGGCTTTTATGGAATCTGCTTTAAAATGTATGGATGATGCAGTATTCGGTCAGCAAGAATCCAAATTACAGATTCTTCAGTTTATTGCAACTAAAATTGCAAACCCAGCAAGTTGTGGTATATCATTACTTCTCATCGGTCCTCCTGGTATTGGTAAAACTACCATCATTAAAAATGGAATTGCAAAAGCACTTGGATGGCCATTTCAATTCATCTCTTTAAGTGGAGATTCAGATGCAACTACTTATACAGGTCATCAACTTGTTTATGAATCTTCTCACTGTGGTAAAATCGTCAACTCTATCGTTGCATCAAAATCAATGAGTACCATTCTAATGTTTGATGAGCTTGATAAAATCTCACAAACTGCTAAAGGAGAAGAAATAATGAATCTACTCATTCATTTAACGGACCCTGTTCAAAATTCTGACTTTGAAGATAAATATTTAGCGGGTGTTCCAATTGATCTCAGTAAAGTTATGTTTGTATTTAGTGCAAATGATATTAGTAAGATTGACCGCGTCTTATTAGATCGTATGATTGTAATTGATTTGAAGGGTTATGATCTCCAACAGAAAACAACTATTGCAGAGAATTATTTATTACCTATTGCACTAAATGAAGTAAATCTGGTGGATAAAGTTAATATTTCGAAAGAGATTTTAACAAATGTCATTCAAAATTATGCAAGTGAAGAGAAAGGTGTACGTGAACTAAAGAGAAGTATTGAACAAATTACACAGAAGATTAATATGTTGCGACTATATAATTCTCCTGGATTGCCATATCACATTAAGAACTTTTCGCTTCCATTTGATGTACAAGAAGAACATGTGCGTCTATTTATTAAGAGAAAGGAGGCAAATAATCCACCGCCATTTGGGATGTATTTGTAGTCCCTTTGGGACTACATCTAGATCCCCTGTCATTAATGACAGGGGGTGTACCTTTAATTTGCCTTTAGGTAATTACATCTAGATCCCTCTTTGAGAGATATACCTGTAAATTTATACATAAGATGCTAATTTATTCTGTTGGGCTTGTGTCAATTCTTCACCTAAATTTAATTTAAGCATTAATGATTCTAATGTATTTTGATTAGCTTTCTTTGTATTTTTTGTAGAACGAATTAATTTATAATGTTGTATAAGTTCTGGTTTTTTTTTCATACCGTTTAGATCACTATTTGATACATGCATACGTCTTAATATTTCTTTTAATTTATCAATTGTAAATTTTCTGCTCTTTTGAATTGTAGATTCATTCATGTCATTTAATTCTTTCATATTTTTATTATCATTTCTAGATTTAGAACGTGATCTTGATCTTGATTTAGAAGTAGATCTAGCTGCTGCATTTGCTTTTCTAGATTTTCTGTTAGCATTATTAGAATTATTTGGAACTAATAATTCATAATGTCCATCATTAATACGTAATATATTAATTTCATGTGTTGGATCTTCAATATGTAATCTAATTTTATTAACAATAACTGATTTTTTCTTTTTAATTGTTTGTTTTTTTACATCATATAAATTTATATTAATCTTAAATGCTTGTGAAGCTATTTGAGAAATAGTATCGCCATCTTTATTATCCCATACACCATCTTCTCCTAAACTAATGATACGCTCTTCAGGTGTTTTATAACTATTATTACTATTATTGCTATTATTACTATTATTGCTATTATTGCTATTATTACTATTATTGCCATTATTATTCATAACAAAGAAAGACATAACCTCATCTATATTGCTAATCATATGTTCTACAAGTTGGGCACGTAACTCACGATGCGTATGCGATAAACGCGGTACATTATAATATGATGCAGCTTTTGATAAAGTATCAAAAAAACAATTACCATCATCGAGAGTTGGGATAATTACAAATTTACTATTTTTTGCAAATTCTTTAGCACATGTATCATATTCTTTTGATTTACATGTATATACTAGTTGTACCATTTGATTTATAGCAGCAGCCATATCTATTCTATATATAAAATAGATATGTTTCAAGAAAAAGACGGTTGGACTCCCATGTATGTTAAGAAAATTCTTTTCAAGGTTGCAATGGTTCTTCTTGTTGTTGGAGGATTAAACTGGTTATGTGTTGGGGCATTTGATACAGATGTTGTACGCGCTCTATTCGGCAAAGGGCTCATCAGCGATTGTATCTTTATTCTTGTTGGATTAGCCGCAGTTGCAATTATGTTTGATCGTGATACATATTTGCCATTCTTAGGACCGATGGTAGCTCCATGCTCTGTGCTACAGGATCGTTCTCCTCCCGGAGCCACAAAAGAGGTTAAGATTGTAGTTAAACCTAATGCAAAAATCATCTATTGGGCATCTGAACCTGCAAATGATAAATTAAAAGATGTACAATCATGGAAAGATGCTTATCAACATTTTGAGAATGCTGGAGTTGTAACTGCAAATCAAGATGGTGTTGCACTTCTAAAGGTTCGCCCTCCTCAGAGTTATAATGTACCTATACGTGGTAAGATTGAAAATCATGTTCATTACAGAATTTGCGATGAAGATGGTTGGATGAGCCACGTATACACAACTTATTTAGATAAGAATGTACCTGAAGGATTTGCTGACTTAAAGAGTAAAAATAAAGCAGATTTTGCAGAAAGTGTATACTAAATATAAAATTGAAATGAAATAATTAGTAATGTTAGTATTAAAAACGAGACGAACAAGAATGGCAGAACTTATTATTGCACTTCTTCAAGCCATTGTTGCAGATGATGATATTAAGATGAATGGAGAGAACTATGATTCTGCCCATCCACTTGTTAATGCCGTTATTTATCTGGCAAATGAATATTTGACATCAGATGAACGTCATACGCATATGCGTGTTATTAAAGAAAAAGGATTTCATATATTTCCAGGTGAACAAGATCGTTTTGGATGGCTTACTGGATGTATTCAACTTCCACGAGGAATAATTGTATTTGGATAAATTATAGCATGTGATATGACAAAATATAATTAGCTGCGTTAAAATGCGCATGACCGATTTCATGTGCTACATTATCGTCAAAAAGCCACCATTCTTTTGAAATTGGATGTTTATATTGTGCTGTATAATGTCCACTGTGAATATGCGGACCATGGTGATCTACAATCCCACATAATTCATATATATTATCTGTTTGAACTTCTTCTGCATAAAACTGTTTAAATGATAAAGTATCTACTAAATTACATGTTGTCATATTTTTCATATTATTGTTTTGAAAACGATCGATTAAAATAAATAGATGTTTTGGCATTTTCCAGATATGTGAATATTTTTTTGCAGGATGTCTTCCATTACATGAATCACATTTATATGCATCTATATCTGTTACTTCATTCACTTCTTTACGAATCCATTCATATAATGTTTCACCTTCGCATGGAATCTTAAGAGAATTAAAAAGTTCCCATTGATATGTTCTATTATTACAATTGGAACATATCACTGTTTTTCGTAACATGCCAAAAAATGTATCGACTACAACACTTGTATGTTTTAATAAGAAATGGTTCCAGGCTTTTTCTGCTAAAATCATCATTTTATCATGATTAGGTTCTTCGCGAATAAGTTCTTCAGGAACTTTTAGTTCTTCATGAAATCGATCTAAAAGAAAAGATAAATACTCATGTGCATCTTGTTGCATATGAGTTCCAAACATTGCATATGGAGTATTTTGAACTACATTTCTAATTTCCGAAATAAATGCAAGTGGTCGAACATATGCTGGACGATATGCTGACCAAATTGTTGCAATTATATCTTTATATGCCAATACCGATTTTTTATTATTGAAACTTTCAACAGAATTTGTTAAACAAAATATATTCCAGTCTTGACATGTACGTAATAATTGAATAATTGCATTCACATAACACATATTTCCCATATTTTCAATACCGACAATGCCTTTTAAAGCCATAGGTGGTAGAGGATTCATTATGATTTTGAGAGTAATTAGGACTTAAGTTCCTATTATAATATATTATATATATTATATATCATGTCAAATCCATATCGTATTCAACTATTAAATGATTTGCACAATCACTTTCCAGATTTACTATATAATCATCAACAATTTCAAACAACATCCGATGTATTACAATATGTTATAAATATTGCACGGGATACTTCAAATCACGTAAATCCATATCCATACTATCAAGAACAATTTCAATCCAGTTTAGAACATCAGCCTCAATATGATAGGATTGCACCATTACGACAACAATTAGATAATAATCGATATAATCCTATTAGTAGACCTGTTCAACGTATTCAACGTCGTCGCGCCCATATGAATGAAAGAGGACCTGACATTTCATTTCGTTATATTTCAGTAGGTGATGAATTTAATATTGAAAATGTAATTTCAAGTCTATTTGGTGAACAAGTTTCGCAACAACTTAATGATTTTCTAGAAGATGTTCCAGTCATTCCTACTGAAGAACAAATTAGTGTTAGTACTACACTAAAAGCATTAGATGCAGATATTTCAGATAATTGTGCAGTTTGCCAAGATCAATTGAAAAAAGAACAAGAAACACGTACAATTAATCATTGTAGTCATATGTTTCATCGCGAATGCATTGATAGATGGTTTGAAACTAATGTTCATTGTCCATGTTGTAGATATGATATTCGAGGATTATAAATTCAAATCGCCAGGAAGTTCATTAATCTTTGTACTATAATATTCTTCAATCTTTGCAATTGTATCCAATTCATTTGTACAGATTAAATTAATTGCTAGACCTTTTCGTCCATAACGACCAGACCGTCCAATTCTATGTATGTAATTTTCATGTTGAATAGGCATATCATAATTAATAATAAGTGATACTTGTTGAACATCAATACCACGTGCTAATAAATCAGTACTGATAAGAATACGTGTAGAGCCAGAACGAAAGTTATCCATATGTTTTTTTCGTTCTGCTACTTCCATTTCACCATGAATATATTCAATTGTAAATCCACTAATCGCTAATTGTTTTACTAGCCATTCTGCTTTCTGGCGTTTATTCACATAAATAATTGCCTGATTTACTGTAATATGTTGATAAATATCTAGAAGAGTAGGTAATTTCCATTCTTCATGGTCAATCATAACGTAATATTGTTTAATACCATCTAAAGTAACATCATCATTTGCAATACGAATTCGTACAGGATTCTGTAAATATCGCTCTGCAATTTGAAGCATATGTTCGGGCATAGTAGCACTAAATAGTGCAAGTTTGGTAGTTTCAGGAAATTGACTGTTTAAAATTGCCTTAATTTGTTCTAAAAATAAATCTTCTAACATCTGATCGGCTTCATCTAAAATTAAATATTTAATGTGTTCTAATTTAAGCTCTTTGCGACGTATCAAATCAAAAATTCGTCCAGGGGTTCCTACAATAAATTGCGCACCGTTTTTTAATAGTTGAATATCATTGCGCAATTGGTTACCACCTGTTGCAGATAAAACACGCAAATTCATATAATATCCGATAGAAGATGCAACTTTCTCAATTTGTTGAGCTAATTCACGTGTAGGACATATGACTAATACTTGAGGGGCTCTGATAGATACATCTACAACTGACAATGAACCGATTGTAAATGCACCTGTTTTACCAGTACCTGATTGTGCTTGTGCAATTATATCATTATGTTCTTTCATAGGGACAATTGCAAGTTGTTGGATACGAGATGGTGATTCAAAACCATAGCTGTATACACCACGAATCAATTCTTGATGTAAATTCATACAGTCAAATGACTCATATAATGTAGGAGCTGGAGCTAGAGTTGGAGTTGGAAGCATATCGGATAGATCAGACTGATCCATCATAACTAGATGTTAAAGAAATATCTTTATATTACACTTTTGTGCGATTTGATTCTTAGTGCATGATGCACAAAAAATCAAATGGGTTAAATAAAAATTGATAATTTAAATATACATTATATATATTAGATTTAGATATGGCCGACGAAGATGTACCTGAATATGATGGAGACGCCGAAGATACCAATGAATTATATAATGTATTAGACGATGAATCATCCGATATGAAACCAGAATTAAGAAAATTATACGAACAACATCCTGAGTGTGTGCTTGATTATGTTGAAGCAGTTATTCCTAAATTAGAACAAAAATTTGCAGTACCAGGCGGTGATAATCTTGACGCGAATCACCGGACATACCCTTTCTTAACAAATTTCGAGAGAACGAAGATTATTGGATTGCGTGCAAATCAAATTAGTCGTGGAGCTGCTCCATTTGTTGTAGTACCTAAACATATCAGCGATGTTAGAGATATTGCACGATTGGAATTAGAACAGAAACGTTTACCTTATATTATTAAACGTCCTCTTCCCAATGGAACATTTGAATATTGGCGATTAGTTGATTTAGTTATTCTATAATTATTTATCAAGAGTTGCATATTCTGCAAGAAATTTATTATTTATCTTATTTTTTTCACTGACTTGATCACTCGTTGAACGACGTTTTGAATTTGTTTTTATTAGATTCATATAATTTTTAACATGTAACAGTGATACCGAAATAGGTATATTTTTATACTCCTTATTTTTTACTGTATACATATCCGCCGCAATCTATTATAATCTAAAGTTTTATATCCTTTATCACTTAAATGGATTTCCAACAGTGGGAACCAGTTGTTCTTATTAAAAGTTCTCTTACTAAACCATTACAACGACGTGGAGAATCAAAAAATGTAGACGATGGAGATTTTCATGTAGTAAAAAAACAAGTTGAGGTAGAATCTCTTCAAGCGTTATGTAAACGGCGTTCAGAGCTCAAACTTACACAGAAGGATGCAGATACAAAATGTGCATTTCCTGTAAATACTTTTCGTGATATTGAAAATAAAACATCGGTTCCAACTGAGAAGCAACAGAATGTGATACAGAGAGTGATGGGGGTACAGCTTAAAATTAAGAATTTTAAGCAATAGTATTGTCCTGAATAGGACAATTGGTACAGCTTAAAATTCTTAATTTTAAGCAATAGCGCTCCATTCAGGGCTGGTACAGCTTAAAATTAAGAATTTTAAGCAATAGCGCTATTAAATTCATTCACGAATAGTTGATCTACATGAATTATCTACCATGTCTGATTTAGCAGAAATAACTGTATTATATATACTATTATTCGTAGTAGTAATTTTTATATATTGAAGTGTATTAGGAATGTTTGTTTTAATATAGTTTGCGGTTTGTCTTGTACAATATTTAAAATAGTTTATTGCATGGTTGATTTTGTTAATAATACATAATACTTTCTGTATAATTGATCTAAATCTGATGATAATTGTTCTACTTCTTCATCATTAAAAATAAATTGTTTAAATGATAAATGACAAATATACCATTCATTCTTAATTTTAATAATTGCAAATGCATGTACTGCACCTAAAACAAATGTACCAGCATTTAATAATTTAATATTATTAGGATGAATTCCATTCTTAATAGATGACCAGTATATGGCACTTTGACTTGTACCACATAATCCTGCATAACCATATGGATGTTCTGATTGATTATTATTAACACGCCTTTTAAAGAATGTTAATGCATCCGTTATAATTGTATCAATTATTGGAACATTAAAATTTAATCGTAATTTAAATGGCGATTTACGAGTTCTATTTTTATTACCTATACCATATTTATTACCTATACCATATTTTTATATTTAGTTTGTAATCTTTGAAGACGTTTTCTACGTCTATTATTAGAATTTGATTTAGATGGTGTATTATAAGTAGAATTAGCTGATGTATTATCCATCTATATAATTATTATATTATCCACCCTGACGCCATTCCTTACCACAATTCAAACAAGTGATAAAGATTGTCATCGGTTCATCGGAAGAACGTGTCTGAAGTTCATAATATGTACATTCACGTTTATTGCATCGACGGCACTTAAATTGGTCGGTAGCACGACTCTTATTTCCTTCCAGAATCTTCTGCTCACGTTGAATTAATTTATCCTTTAATGCAAACCATTTCTCAGGAAAGACATCATAGCTAGACATGAATGGAATATCAGTAAGTTTTAATTCAGATTCTAAAATACGCACCATAAGGCGTGTATTATTAACAGGTGATTGTGGATGCAAATTAGAGATAATAAACCGCATAATTTGTTGATACACTTCACGATATGGTACCAATTTCCAATTACACGCAATATAATATTTCTTAGCTCGTTCTAAAGATGATTCAAATATGCTTTTTTCTAAAGATAGAATATCATCTTTAGTAAAATTCTCTTCTAAGAATTTCAGATTTTCCAAACATTTCATACGAAGCGGATGCGAAGATGGTTCTGAATGAATAGAGATTTCATCTTTTACTAAGATAATATCTTTTTCTAATTTCGGATAGTCCATTTTCTTTTTATGAACAGGTACTTCTTCTTCATCCAAATCAACATCTACATCTACATCTTCAGGTTCTTCTTCATCATCAAATAATTCTGCTAGAGCTTTTTCATCTTCATTTTCAGATAGAACATCATCTTCCTCTTCTTCCATTGCCCCTTCTGTATAGAACAAATTCCAATGATCTGTAGTAAATGGAAGAGGATGTTCCCAATTACGAGTGTGTGCTGTTATAACAAGACCATCTCCAAACATAACAGATTCTGTATATGGTTCTGGCAATTCTAGTTTATTTTCAGTTCCTTTTTTACCTTTCTTATATCCGAAAATATAGATAAATCGATTATCATATTCATATGTGCAAATAATTTCGGGCTGCTCTTTCTTTTTAAAGAACTTTTGAATAGCTTCCATTGTAAGATTACCTTCCGCGCTTAGCTGAAGATTAGCTTTTGCAACATCACCTTTTGTTTTAAGAACAACTGTGGATAAAGTTGGCATTTATATATTATATGCACGGATACTTAAATACTATATTAGATAATATATCAATTTTTATTGATATTGATAAAAATTGAAATTAATAAACTGCTAAAAATAATCAAACAACAAAATTAAGAATGTCTCAGACCATTGCCGAGATTTATGCAAAGATTATACCTATTGTTGGACAACAATATAAATGTCCCATTACCAAGAATAAAGGACGACCTGGACTCTTCTTAGAAGAGATACTGGGTATTCCTCATACATCAAATTGTCTTGACTGCTCTGATGGAGAACTTAAATTATTTCCTGTGAAGAAAGGAAAAGATAAGAAAACAAAAAAAGAAATACTTGTTCCAAAGGAATCTATGGCGATAACTATGCTTTCTAAGGATGAACTTAAAACAAATGAGTTTGAAGCATCCAAATGCTATAAAAAAATGAGTAGAATGTTAATTGTTCCTTATCTTCGTGATGGAAATAATATTCAATTTATGACTCCTAAAATTCTTGATAAAGATAATGAAGATTGTAAGGAAATCTTTACGATTATAAAATTAGATTATGAATTGATTAGAACTAACTTTATTGAAAATGCAAAATTTAGTTCTAGTAATGGCCAATTACTTCAAAACAGAACAAAAGGTTCAGGACATGGCTCTGTATCAAGAGCATTTTATATGCGCCCTGATTTTATGAAACATTACATCCCACTTAGTTTGTAATTAGCACTTCATTCGTTTTAGATTCTGGATTCTTAGAATTAATAGCCCTTCTACATGATATTATTTGTGTAGAATATACAGGCGATGGAAATGCATCCCTTACAAGTTTAACATTCGCATTACTCATTGCTATCTTTATTTTTTCCGCATTCATTTTTTCACATATCTTAAATAATGTATTATGGCATTCTAAATTAAACCCATTTGCTGTATATGAGACAAATGATTTCTCAGTTTCAGGTGCATATGGAGGATCCATATATACAAAGTCGCCTTCTTCTACCTCATTTAAGGCATTTGTAAATGAACAATGAGTAAATACAACATCTTTGATTAGTTCTGAAACATGGCGAATATGCACTTCATCTAAAATGCCAGGATTTTTATAGTTTCCAAATGGAACATTGAAACCATTTGGACCTTCACGATATACTCCACGAAAACACGTTTTATTCATAAATAGCAACATGGCAGATGCAGTTGGTTGTTGTCTTTCATCTTGTGTAAATGCATTAAATCTTGAACGAATCCAGTAATAATATGACTCTGGAGATGTCTGAGCTTCTTCCAAAGTAGATGCTTTGCGATTTACAGATGTACCATTGATACTTTTAAATTCATCTATGAGTGTTTTAATTTCAGTAATAATACGGCCAGGATACTGTTGAATATTTTTATATAATCCAATTAAATTTGAGTTCAAATCTGATGCATAAATTTTACCTGAAATCTCTATGTTACCGTGCTGTATATGAGACAAGAGTCCTAGGAGAACACTGCCACCACCAAGAAATGGTTCATAATAGTTTTTGATTTTCTTGGGAAATAATTTCAATACACTATCCAATATTTGCGTTTTTCCACCAACCCATTTCATAAAAGGAGTTGTGATCGTAACGGGCTCTTTCATTTCTTCAGGTTGAATGATAATATTTGCAAGCACTTTCTGCCCTGCTAGTGCCTCCTGCACTTTCTGCTCAACGATCATTTCAATCGTATTATCTTTCTTGCAAGGGCGATTGCGTGCTTTATGAGATTCATAATGCCCTTTTTGCATGAAAAGCTTGGAGCAAATCTCGCAGATATATTTAACCATTTCTGTACGTCTAGAAAATAATTAACGGAATGTAACTAATTAGTTAATGTGATCCGGAGGAATCAATTTTTTGTTAAATTGATTTTCATGATTAATCTTCATTAAGACGTGCAAAATATATGGTTGGATTTTCATGGAACAAAAAAGAAGCAATGAATGTGCTGGTGCTATTTGGGATACTCTTAGCAGGATTTGTAGTTTATTTTTTAGTACGTGATAAATTTTTTGAAGTTCCTAGCGATCTACCTGAGAAGTTTCAGTTACCTGCACCAGGCCCTGTTGAAATTCGTCAAGCACCTCTATATCCTTCACGAGTAGCAGTTCCTTCCGGTCCAAATCCTCCTAGTCAAAGTGGCAATGATGTAGTTGTATTTGGTGAACCTCAAGCAACGGATCCTTACAATGAAATGCAGGAAAATTCTAATATTCCTGAACGAATGCGTAATCCTGAAAACTCATTTCGCCCTGCCCCTCCACAAGATCAGCATCAAGTAGCAGTTCAGAGTGGAGTTGCATCAAATCATGTTCAGACTTCATCCGATAATTCACAGCAATTCAGCCAAGAATTCATTCAAGGTGGTGGTGAATTTATGCCTGGTATTTTTGCAAATGATAGCTTTAATGATACTACTTTTTCTGCTTTTTAATAGATAATGGCTGAAAATGTATCTGCATCTGGAACACATGTTATAAACTATAATGCAAATGCATCTGGAACACCTGTTATAAACTATGCAAAAAAAAATATGCAAGTAACTCCAACTATTTCCAGATCTGCCAAAAAAGTGGGATTTACACCAAGTAGTGTTAGTCGTAAATCTAAACAAATTGAAACCCCTCTCACAAAATTAAAATTAGGTAGATTTCATACTCAAGCTAATATTAATAAGCATAAAAAACAAAGAGCATCTGTACTTTCAGAACGAAGAGCACGTATGGATGCAAAATTTGCACAACAAAATGCTGAAAATGAAGAAAAAACAAATTTTTTACAATCTGAACCACTTTTACAATCTAAACCACGTTATTGGTTAAATAAATCATTTGGTTTACCAAAAGATAAGTCACATCTACTACGTATAACACGACGCCCTGGATGGCGAAAAAGAATTGAAAATAAAAAACAATTCAAAAAAGAAAAAGAAAATTATGAAGATATAATTGGTGTATATAGTGGATCACCTAAACATCATGGTACTACTATGGAACTATTGCGTAAAAGAGAGGGAAGAGGACCACTTACAGCCAATCAACGGCGTCATATAGAAGGTGCAAAAAAACCACGACATATGACAGCTACTAATTATAATGATCTTCAGAGTATAATTAAATCCCCAAAGTATTATGTAGTGGGTAGTACAGTTTCACTTGAAACTAATGCTCAAGGTGATCCTAAAATATATATAGTTGTTGAAAATGAACGTGGGCAAAAGGAGTTTGTTATTATGAATAAAATGAATTCTTATAATGGCGGTACTCGACGCATTCGCCGAAAACATTAAACTTCAAATGTATTTTAATCTCCGACATTAGCTAATTTAGTTAGAAATATGGCATTTTTATTTCTCTCTGTTTAAATAGAAAATGAGTGTATTTGGAAAAATGTCATTAGTTAATAAAGTTAGAAAACGACATAATCCAATACAATCTGTTACACCAATTAATCCAAAATCCAAACCAATATCCAGAATAACAGCAGTTCGTAAAAGAGAAATAGGAGATACATCTAGCTTCAGAAATCTACAAAGAAGATTACTAAGGAAAGAAAGAAATGAAGCAAATCAAGCAGCAAAAGATGCAGCTGATGTAGCTGATGCCGCCGCTGCATCAGCGGCTGCTGCAGATGTACAAGCTGCACATAATAGAGAGAGACTAGAACGAGGGACTAGTAGATATGATTATGATGTATACAATGAACAACAACTACATAATATATTGACCAATCCTACTAACTATATAGTAGGTAGTACTGTTACACATCACTCTCAACATCAAGAACCTGAAAAATACGAACTACTGTTAAATAATGGTAACAAAGAATGGGTAAGAGTATCAGAAGAAGAATCAGAACATGATGGCGGTAGACGCACTAGACGAAATAGACATCGCAAACACATTCGACGCAACAAGAGCACTAGACGCAATAAAAGCACTAGAAAAAATTGAATCAAATTATAATTCTAAAATATCAGAACAATCACAAAATGCCACGTTATATCATATTTGAATTTTTGGATATTCAGGAGAAACTCCAAGAATCATCTGTTATCATTGGTGATCTAATTGAATATTGTCCTAATAATCAAGAAGGCTGGGTATTATATACCGTGGTTGATAAAGATGGACAGAAAGCGTTAGAGCGTCTATCTGATTATTATACTCATCTAGACTAATTTGAATATAAAGCAAAAATAATACAATTATCACAGATGTTAACGGACTGTTGTGATAATGGTCTGACTGATAAAAATACTGTACATTCATATCTACCTGTGTATGAAATGCTATTTGCACCAAAACGCTTAACTGCAACAGATGTTCTAGAAATTGGAATTGGCCCTGTGCCTCATGAAAATGGTGGAAGTATTCGGATGTGGCATATGTATTTTGCAAATGCAAATATACATGCATGTGATATTATTCATGTAAATGATGTACATCGATGTATTGTAGATGTTCCACGTATTCATTTATATACATCAACTGACGCATATAAGCATTCATTTATTGTAAATAATTTTTTAATGAAAAATATTAAATTTGATATCCTACTTGATGACGGACCACATACATTGCCATCCATGATATCATTTATTCATTTGTACTTACCGTTATTAAAAGATGATGGAATTCTTGCGATTGAAGATGTTCAAGATATTGCATGGATTGATGAATTACGTGAAATAACTCCAGATGAATTAAAACCATTTATTGAAGTCTATGATCGGCGCTCTGTCAATGGACGATATGATGATATTATCTTTGTAATTAATAAATACAAAAAATCATTGCATTTATCTGTATAATATATAAAAACCTAAAGAATTATAGATAATATACAATAGAAGATGAGTATTCGTAGTTCAGAACAGCATTTTGAGAAGAAAAAGGTGGCTAGATTCCATCGCCTGGATAGTCAACATATCTCTGCGATTGAATCCCTTTATAGGGGGTTTGCTTTTTTGAAAGACCGTATGGAAATTCATATGCCATATTCTCGTGCAAAACCTACTTTTTCTAAGGAACGTCTGTGGGTATGGCCGAAGTTTGATAAACGTCCTGCAGGATATCTCATTTTTTTGGATGGATTTCCTCCGTGTATTTGGTGGCCTGAACGCCAAGAAGGTATGACATTTCGTTGGATTTTGCCTCCTGGCTTTCATGATGAAGGTCCAACGATCTGTCTCGCCAATTTACTTGCAGGTGAATCTCTTGTTCAGGTTGAAGATATTTTAATTTATAGAGGTAAAGATTTATGGTCTACTCAGGCTTATTCTAAACGGTGGGAGAGCCTACAGCAATTCTGGCAATCTCTTCCACCTAAACAGCCATTAATGGAATGTAAAGTACAAATTGTAGAACCGATTTCATTGGAAGACTGGCCGCATCATTATAATGCTCATATTTATTGGATTATTCAGCCTGATCATTTTCGTCACCCTAGATGGTATTGGAAAGATACGGTCACTGTTCATCATAAAGTTGAATTTATTCCACCGACAATGAAACGTAGCCCTACTATTGTACAAGTATTAACAGCACGATGCACGGCTTCAATTAGTGTTCTGCCCGATAATTATTCATTGTATTCTTTGGAGGATAAACTAATTGGTGTTGCTGCTATTCCTACATTGGCATTATCTATACTACTTCGTGAGAAATGTTTAAACGCAGTAAATGAAGTAAATGGTACAAGTCTGCCTGTAGAAGTCCAATGGAATGAACGATTTAGTAAATATCAGGTGATACGGATTTTACCTGCGGATACACCTATCACTACATCTTCTTTCTTTTGTAATAAGTAGATGAGTAGTAATAAATTACAGAATTATATAAAAACTAGAAAATGGAAGGGGGGGGTTTTTGATAAATAGTTCAACTACAGAAGATAATATAAATACACAGTCACAATCTATAGATATTGACTATAAACTTGACGTAATAGATTCTGTATTTAAAGACAATATTAATTATACAGAGATTGATGAATGGGTTTTAAAAATAACATCACAAATGTCAAAAAATGACATAACAGAAATAAAACGTGACTTATCAGTTAATGAAAAACCATTAAAAGATACATATACTTTTAATGATTATAAAGTAGTTAAAACGAGTGCAAATAGAAATGATTGTTTAATTCATGCGTTTTTAACGGGAGTTAGTTCTGAATTTAGAAGATTGCAACAGAAAGATAAAGATATAGTTGCATCATATTTTAGAAGAATTATTTTATTATGGTTAGTATTACATGAACCAACCGAAACACCCACAATAAAAAAAATGAAAACTGAATTAAGGGAGAGTGTTGCACTTCAAGATGATGTTATTGATTATCTTGCTGAAAAATTTAAAATTAATATATATTATGGTTTTAGACGTGATGGAATATTTATCTGGATGCTATCAAACCCACCAATTGATACACCTTTTATTATGATTATTAATCCTGGAGCATATCATTATGAAACAGTACGTAGTTCTAATAATGAATACATATTCAAATATGATCTTATAAAGGATAAAATTGAACAGAATGTTAAAAGTAAATTACAAAATCATACTCAAGAAGAAAAGGATGCTGCATTAGCTCAACATGCTATTAATCAAGTAGCTAAAATTGAAGCCAAATATGCTGCTGCGGCTGTTTCTGCTCCTGCTGCTCCTGCTGCTCCTGCTGCTGCTTCTGCTCCTGCTACTCCTGCTCCTGCTCCTGCTGCTGCTTCTGCTCCTGCTACTCCTGCTCCTGCTCCTGCTTCTGCTCCTGCTTCTGCTCCTGCTGCTCCTATAAACATTTTATACAAACGTACATATACTGCTAAAATAAGTGATGATATGGCTACTATTACAGTAGATGTTTATTATAGCTTGAAGATAACAGATATATATAAAATTAAAGATGAAATTTTAAAACTAAAACCAATATTAATGATGAGTGATGCATTTATAAATAAATTACAGGCGCAAAATTTTAAACCTTTAAGTGATTTAACAAAGAGTACATATGCGGCAGCCTTAACACAACCTGTTAATAAAGTTCAATATAATTATGCAATTGTAAAATATCTAAATGATTTTTTACAAGTTGAAGCAAATAAACAGAAAATAACTAATCTAGAACAGCCATATGGAAATAAAACAATGGAACATATTGCATTAATAATACGAAAATTAAGTTCTACAACCGCTGGTTTAGACAAAGAGTATTACAAAATAATTGAAACAATAAATGATATCTTAGATTTAGATAAAAGAGATCAAGATAATCTTAAAAAAGCGTGTACGTCATTTAAGCAAATACATAAACTACTTATTACACAATATACTTTTCTATTTGAAATAAATAAATTAGTATCAAATAATCAGGGCAGATTAACTGGAAAAAAAGACGAAAAATACAA